GACCAGCTGTAGCATTCAAAACGAATGTTAAAGTTGTATCTGTTGCTTTTGTAACGCTACTATAAGCGATATGTAATCTGTTTTGCTCAGACCATACGATTTGATCAGAAGACATTGGCATTTCAGCTCCAACCATTCTTAAGAAACCAGATAAAGTTCTATTTCCATAGCGCTCTACTTCAGCCTCATAAATTTCAGGTAAATACTGTTGTGCGAAATCATTTCCAGATCCGTCTGTAAAGTTTAAATAATTTGACTCAAGAAGTTGTTGCTTCTGAGACGGTTTAATTGACCCATATACGGGTGCGACTACTGCCATAATTAATTTTTTTAATTGTTAAATTTTTTTGTTTTAATTCTAAGTTTTGAAGAATCATAACCACTAATAGCTTTGACTTTTAATCCATTAACATAAACATCACCAGAAGCTGCTTTTCTTGTTTCAGTGCTAGGGTTTTTAGAATTAGTGACAACTTCTTTTACTGCGTCAGCTTTTCCTTGTTCATAAAAATGAGATGCTATTTTGTCAATGTTCTCAGCGGCGTACATAGCCTTATGATACCCTTTCGCGTCTACAACTTCACCTTTATCGTTTAAGAACTTCTTAATTAGGTTGTTGATGTTTGATTGGTTCTCAGCTACTTTTTCAACATTTTGAATGCCGTACCTAAATTTCTTTTCTCCTACATTGATGTCAAAACCTTTGAAATCATCAGAAAAAAGCTTTTTAGTTTCAGCTTTAAACCTCTCGTGTTGTTGAGCAGCTATGCTTTGCTCTTCGTTATATCGGTTGAAAAAGTCAAGTGCTTTCTTTTGCTCTTGAGTAATACCAGGTCTCAACTTGATTTCCTCGTAATATTTACCCTTAAGATCTTCAAGATAGTTCTTAGCTTTTGCAACTTCTTCTTTATAAGCGAGTTTTCTTTTTCTTACATCTCGCTCTTCATCAAGTTCCTCATCATAGCTGAAGTTATCTTCCATTAGGAATTCTATTTCTTCAGCATCTAGATGTGGTCTTGTTTTTTTATAGTATTCTTTAAGTAATGCAGTATTGTCTACATTTGTGTAATCAGCATTTAATCTAACGTAGTCTTCAACTGTTCCACCAGTTTCTTCCATAAAAGAAACTAATTTTTCAATGTTTTCAGGCAATTGTTTACCTGTTTCTTGGCTTTGTTGAACAGCTTGCTCTACTTGTTCTGTTAGATCTTTAACTTCTTCTTCTTCGTCTGTTATTTCTTGAATAACTACTGGTTCTTGTTCAATAGTCTCTGTGGCAACGACTGTGGGTTGTTCGTTTTGCTCAACCACTTCTTGCAATTCCACTTCGGGTTGTTCTGCGCGTAACACGCTTTCATCTGTGACTTGCTCTTGAACGGCATCCTCTTCTTTTTTAGGTGTTAGATCAACTTTAATGACATCTTTATTGTCATTTAGTTTTTTCATAGCGGGTTTTTTCTTTTTTAATTTAAAATCCCCTTCTTGTTTTACAATTTCTGACATGATATGATAATATATAATTAATTAATAGAATTTACCTAGGAGCAAACTGCTCTAGGTTGAATCCACCAAGAGTGTCGTTCCCTTGAGATTCAAAATCTTTAGGTAATAAATCATTTTGTCTTTGATCTATTAACTCAGATTGTTGTGTAGCTTGTATTTTTGTTCTTTTATCTTTGCGATCTTCAACTTCAGCAATTTTACCAGCTTCTGCATTAGCTTTTATTTGCGCTAATTGCATTTGATAATTAAATTCCTCAGCCATTAGCTCTCTTTTTATTTGAGCTTCTGTCTGCATTCTTTGTATTTCAAACTGAGATTTAGCTTGTTCTATACTAACTTTCTCTTGAGTAAGAGCTTGTTGTTTTTGAACTTCAGCCATAGCAGCTCTTTCATTTGCTTCAGAGTTTGCCTGCGCTTGCGCTTGTATATTAGCTAACTGCGCTTGCTCTACAGCTTCTTGTTTTTTCTTCTGTCTAAACTTAAGAAGTTGATTAGCTAATTTTAAATTAGAAATATCTCTAATATCTATAGCGTCTTCTAAACCAATCATACCAGCTTGTAAAGCTATTTGTATGTTTTGCTCAAGTTGTGATTTTTCTTCTTCTTCTGGTTCTAATTCTAAGAATATACCAAAATCGTGAAGATTTAAGTACTCTATTTCCTCTAACACAGAAGTATTAAAAGTATTTATACTATTTACCAAAGACATTTTAGTTAAAGGGAAGTTAAGCACGTCTGAAACCCTCATACTGACATTCTCGCATGTTCTAACGGTTAAATAGAACATAGACTGTAATATGTGTCTAGTAGCAACATTAGATTGATTAGCGGCCATCTTTTGCAATCCTAATAAAGCGTCTTTGTCTGGGTTGCTACCATCTCTTGCTTCGTTTAATCCAGTTACATCCCTTATCATTTGTAGATAATAGTTGTAAGTGTTTATCAATGAAGCTATTTTACCTTGACCAGATGATGAAGATAATTCTTGAACTGGTACTTTACCTCTATTTAATTCACCATCTTGAGTAAGTGATCTACCAACTACACTACCCGTTTGGAAATACATATTTAATGCTTCCGCTGGGTTGTAGTTTGTTCCATTACCTAAATCAACTTCCGCTAAACCATCCATATCCAAGAATACACCATCTGGTACTATTCTTGACATTACTTGTTGTAGCTTTAAGTGAGTTAATTGAATCATATCAGCAAAACCAGTTATTTTGCTAACTACAGACTCAATTCTTCCTTTGTACATTCTTGGAGCAGCTATAGTGTAATTCATAACTACTTTAGTGGTATCAGCATAAGGTCTTGTCATATTCTCAGCTAATTTCCACTCTAACATAGTATTATTACCTAATACTTTAGCACCAGAGTATAAAACCTCTATTGTTCTTGATACTCTTTCAAAGTTATCATTTTCAGGAGGATTAAAACTATCATCTTTTTCAATAGCTTTTTCTAACCCATTCTCAGTTTGTTTTATTTTAAATACTTGATTGTTATAGGTCTTGTATTCAAAGTATAAAACTTGCACAGTATTTTCATCATAATTTGCCCAACCAGTTATATATTGGTTGTTGCCAGGCATGTTTTGAATATCTTTTAACTCTTCTTCAGATATATAAGGGAATTGTTTCTTTAATTCAGGTATAGTTATCGATTTAACTTCACCAACATAATATATATCTTCAAAGTTAGGATCTTCTGTATAAGAATAAACTAAATAAGCTGGATCTACGTAGTCAACTACAATACCATTTGAAACATTAAAGCTTGTTTTAACACAAGATATACCTAATATCGTTAAATCTTGAGCTACTCTTTTTCTAGTTTCGTCGTACTTGTTTTGATTTAAAACAGTCTTTATTACTTCTTCTTCAGCTATCTCTATGCTCTGCTTATAGCTTAATTGCATAAAAAGATCTAACTCTTCTTTGTTATCTGGTAGTTTGTCTGGTTCAGCAGAAGCATATAAATTCTGTCCAAACTCTGCATTTATTTGATCTATGTATGCTTTGTTTTCAATATCTCTTAAAGCGTTAAACGCGTAATTAGTTCTTTGCTTTAATGCGAAAGGATCTGTAGCCATTGCTTTGACTTGATAACCTTTCTGCGTCATACCGTTAACAACTATATCTACAAACTTAGATATAACAGGTACTGGTTTCCAATCTAAATTAAGATAAGACAAGTCACCATTAATAGCCAACTCATCTTTATATTTTTGTATAGACTGCTCACCTCTAGCGTATAATCTTAACTGATGAAAGTTATTATAATTTGTTTGATACCTGTTAGCATTAGTTCTTCCTTGATCAAACCATTCTTGTTCAATGGCTCTTGCCACTTGAATACCATACTCTAACGATGCTTTTTCCACATCGCTAACCACTTGGCTTGGAAAAGAACTATTGGTATTTGTGTATATATTCATTTACGTTATAATTTTTGAGGTACTACCATCATTATTGTATCTTTTTATACCTAGATTAACAGGTTGTCTTTCTATTCTGTTTATAGGTACATACCTATGTTTATTGCAAGCCATTAAAGCTAAACCTGAACTAATAGACGCATCGTGACTTGTTCTATTGTTTATATTAAATCTAGCCCAATCTTCTAGTGTTCTTTGGAAATACATATCTCCGTAACCAGTATCAGACAACCCAATATGAGATTCAACATAGGTTTCAATAGCAGCAGCGTGTGCTTGTTTTATATCTTCACTAGAGTTAGGTATTCCACCTATCTCTCTTTCTGTTACAGATAATTTATTCCAAATCTTATCTGGTCTATTCATTGAAAAACCTCTATAACCTCTTCTTTTAAAGTGATATAAAAGTCTAGGCTTGTTGTTTTCAGCTAGTATTGGCATACCATAAAAAATACAAGCCATTAAAACTTCTTCAAAAAATATCTCAGCAGTTTGTGGTCTTGCTATATATTCTAAGAAAAAATGATTCGGTGGAACATCTTCCATAGAAAATTTAGTTAAACCGTGTAGAGATCCATTTGAACCTCTTTGATCAACAGTACCTGATATATCGTAACTATCGCATCCAAATGCACCAAGCTGTTCATTTCCTGGCCATTTAGCACCATTCTTTATTATCACTTGGTTTTGAAGATGTTTAGGTGGTACCCATGTTATTTTAAACCTTCCATCTTTATGCGGATTGAATACTACTCTAGTATCTGGCATACCGTTTTCCCATGCAAAACTACCTGTTGTTACTACAGAGGTATTCCTAAGATCTTCATTGTAATCTATTTGTTGGTATATTTTTGTAAGGTTAAACAGTGATTGCTTAGCCTCATCTCTAAATGCATGTTGTTCAGTTCTTGGAAACTGACGATACATTTCGTTTAAACCATCTTGGTCATTCTTTAAACCATCAACTTCATTTTGCCAGTGTTCTATAACACCGTATTCAACTAACGATCCATCCGCTGCTTTAACGGGTTTCTCTGGAGTGTCGAAGACAGGTATTCCATAAGTATCAATGAATCCTTCGTAGTTCCATTCCATAGGTATGAACAAAGAATATAATCCTGAACTAGTCTGTCCGTTGCGGTTTCTCTTGGTAACGTCTGAGTCATAATAAAGTTTTTTAAAGTTTTCACCTCCTTTATCTAAAGCGTTTGATGTTGATCCCATCATACACTTACCAATAATTCTACTACCAAGTCTTAGAGTTGTTTTTGTAACCCTCCAGTTATTTAATATATTATCAGGTCTCTCCCATTTACCTGATTCATCATGTACTAAAAGCTTGAGCTTTTCACCGTCGTACGAGTTATCACCGGTGTTTTTCCAGTCGATGGTCGTATCAAGTCCCTGTAATTCGTTTTTGGCAATGGATACCTTATCGACGGACTTTCTGGTGATTTTGGACGCGGGTACACGGTAGGCGAGCTCGGTCTTCGGCCTGTCCATTCCGTCCTGAATTGGTTTGAAGAAGAAAGGATAGTTGATTGATATAGGTACCACCTTATCTGTAAACATCTTCTTAGCATCTGCTCCTGATTTCGATAAGATCCCGAATCTCGCATCAGAAGATATTGTTGCCATATGAACTGCTGCTCCGCTGGCCATGAAGCTAAAACCGGACCTCCTATTCTTAAGGTAGCACATTCCGAAACATCTGCTATCTGCCATGCAAGCTTCCCAGAAGATAAAGAATAATCTATTTGCTTCCCTAAAGTCTGGTTGCCCAACATCAATCTTGGTCCACTGCAAGTACATGTAATGAGTGCCAGTGATATAAGTAGGAACACCTTTGTTATAAAACGAAAAACCTTTTTCCCTGTACTCAAACTCTTGATCAATATATTCATACCATTTGTTTTTAAAGTGATCAGGATAAGTGTCCCATTCAAAAATTGTTTTAATCTTTGATAACTCTGTTGGAATTTTATGAGACTCCCAATACTGATCTAATTTATTTTCAGATCTTGAATAAGCTTTATCTATGTAAGGTAAAGCTATTTTTAATCCTTGTATTTCATATATTTCTCCAATCTTTCCAGTCTTGCTTATAACAACAACATCGTGTTCTTTGTTATAACCATATTCCCATTTTTTATATCTATTTTGGGTTTTTATGGTTTTAGACTTAACGTGATCAGGCAGTACTTTGTATAGTGTTTGCTCGTACATTACTTAGATCTACCTTCAGCGAAACCTCTGAAATTTTTTTGTGGTGAATCAGCAGATTCATCATTTAACAATTGTTCTTCTTGTTCAATACGTGAAAGTATTTCAAAAGCATCGAATATTGCTAATTTCTTTGTAGCAGCAGCGTTTTTTAATCTATCAGCTGATATATCATCATCTGAATCAACTATTTTTTCTCTAGCTACTTTTATTAATTCCTCAACTGCTTTTTGCCCAGCTAGGATTATATTCTTCTTCGTTTCCTTGGTATTCATATTTAATTACAATATCATTAGATTTCATACAGTATAATCTTTCCTCATCAACAACGAATTCAAATTCTCCGCCAGGAGTATAACCTACAAGGTCCCCAGGATTGATTTCTAGCGCTTGTAAGGAACTATTACCGTATTTAAGTATACCAATAAGCTTTTGCTCTTTTTCAAGAGAGAAGCTATCTTTATTTTTAATTGGAATAATAAAACATCTATCATTAAACGTTTTCCATTTTTTAGGTTTTCCGTATAAATATATTTGATCAGGAGCAACAAAATATAATCCATCAATAAACATTGATCTACTATCTTTTTGATTTCCTTTCATATCATAAAACCTCCTAAACACATTGTGATGTATAACCACAATATCACCAACACTAATGCCTGTGTTATAGGCTAAAGGAGTTGCTATTACTTCAGCGTAATTACTTACAGATTTATAGCTCTCTATTGACGAATTTGTAACAAGTGTTTTATCGCCAACTTTTTTTTCGTTGTCATAGCGCTTGCCGACTGGCTTCACAATGAAGTCGTAAATACTTCTCATTAGTACTCGAGATCATACTCAACAGATATTGCCATGTTAGAATTAAACTTCTTCCATGGCATTACCTCGTTGCTTTTCTTTATGTGAATGTTATAAGAGCTATCTTCTTCGTCGAATAATATATAGGCTATCTCATGGCCACCATAAACAGATTGACCAACAGCATAGTGCATAGCGTCATTCTTGTAGTCAGAACCTATACTTATTTTTCTTATAACAGAAGCCATTACTCTTCTTCTTTAACTATTTCAGTATAAGTACCTGTTTCTATATCAATAGTAATAGCACCATACTCTTTCTCAAGTTCAGCTTTAAAAGCTTCAATTTCCTCGTTTAGTCCAGCTTGTTTATGTAATAAACCATGCTTTTGAACTTCTACAAAACCAATATCTTTTAAAATATTAGTCAGGTCTTTTTGCTGTTCTTGAATTTTAGTTAATTGTTCTTTTGTAATTTCTTGCACTTTTTTCATTTGATTTTATTTGATTTAATTAATTGTTATTTATTTTCTTTTATTGCTGATCCAAAATAATATCCAAATATTGACAAAGCAACACCTTCTACTATTCCTATCAAATGTATGAAAATTTCTTTATTTGACTCTGGTACTTGTGTGGTAACTACGGTGTAAACTAAAAAAGCAAATGCTGATAATCCAACTATGCCAGTAAGATTAAACATCCAGTCTGTTCCGTATTTTCTTAAGTTTACCTCTCTTTTTCTAGCAGAGTCTCTATCTTCTACTTCTAATCTATAAAGTTCTACCAATCTATCATGAGCTTCAGCTTTCTGATCTGCACTTAAGTCTGGGTCTTTATCTATTAATTTTTTAACCACTCCTAAAAGACCTTTATCTGGAAGCACATCACCTACAACATCTATTATAGTAGAACCAGCTCCTAGTAGAAACTTACCTAATCCTGTTTCTTTAAAAGGTTTTTTATCTTTCATTATTTGTATTTAAATTGGGCTTTAATATCAGGGTTTTCTTTTTGAATTTGCTTTGAGTAGTTTTCAAACTGCTGTGGAGTAACTCCTTTAGCTGGTTTGTATGTTGGAATAGCACCACCTTCTTGTAATCTATTAGCACCTCTTTTAACAAATTTAGAAAACTTACCAAGATTAGCGCCTGTTGGTGTGGGTATTTTTTCACCATACTTCTCATTGATAGCGTTAACTAGATTCTCTGTTTGAGATTCAGTTAATTTACCTTTACTTTTTTTAGTGTCATCACCAGGTCCTTCGTTTATTTTACTCAAAGGACTTGAGTATTTCATTTTAAATGGCATATTTATTTAGTTTTAGATTTGTTATAAGCTTCTTTTTCCCAAGGAAGATTTTTAGCACCTTCTTCCATTTGTGCTCTTGAATATTTTTTACCTTTCCAAAAAACTGCACTATCATTATAATCAAGATCACCTCTTTTCATTTGATCAAGATGAACTTTCTCGTGCTTTATAACATCATCTATTTGTTTAGAGTCAGTTATATTTTTGTTTATTAATATACTGCCATTTCTGTCAGCTTTACCTAGGACACCATCACCTAAGTCTACGTTGTAGATAGGTGTGTTATCCATAAAGTAAGGAGGACTATTTAGTTTGAACGCCATTATAAGGGAACATGTTATTTAAAGTTTCTTTTCTTTTTTGGCAACCACAAGGGATATTAAGACCCTCTGATACTTTATCAACAACAGATTTAATACCAGTTGCTGTAGTTATCTTTTCTATAGTGTCACCTAACCCCTTGGATTCCATTACTTAGAACAGTGTTTACTCATCCAAGATCCAGTCATCTTCATAGGAGAACAACTCATTTTAGCTGGAGATCCATACATAGACATTGGACTATCGTCTTTCATTCCTGCTTGAGCGTTTTTTGCATAGTTTTTTCTAGCTGATGCATCAAGTGATTGGTTGCTTGCTTCTTTAACGTTGTAAGCTGTTTTTTTACTAATGTTTGGCATAATTATTTCTTTTTTGAGATTCTTTTTTCTATTCTTGCTGCTCTCTTGTTTAACCTGTCATGTTTAGCTCTTGCTGCTTTACCTTCCATCTGACCTCTAGAACCAGTATTGTAATCAGATTTAACTTTAGCAGCTTTATCTTTTGTTTTAGCTAGTCTAGCTTCTTGCTTTGTTGTTCCAGATTTTCTTGTTTCAGAAACTGGCTTAGCCATTCCAGCTTTTATCTTAGGATTAGTTTCAGCTAGCTTAACACTTTTTTCAGAAGTTTTTAGTTTAACTTCTTTTTTTTGCTCTATTGTTTTTTTAGTAGGTGTTTTTTCTGTAGATATTGGTTTAACAGGTGTAGGTTTTGCCACACTAGTATCTACACCATTCACAAAAGGATTGTTAGCTTTATTACCTGGTTTAGATAAACTAGCTGTAAACTCATTAGATAAGTTTTTAGTAGAAGATTTACTAGCTAACTCAGCTTTAGTGTATATTCCCTTAGATTGTCTTTGAGAAGACGTTTCTATGTTAGCTTTTTGTCCTGTTAAAGCTCTTTTTATAATTCCGTCTTTTGTGTCTCCAATTGCATTTAATGGAGAACCTTTCATTTTAAATGGCATAGTTTTATTTTTTTATTATTAGCATTTCCACTTACGTCTTGCAATGTCGTTTGGACAGTCACCGTTTTTATCTGGATTTTTACATTTTTTAATACCAGCTGATCTAGCACAGTATGATTTTTTTCTACTACCACCTTCTGGTTGAGGTGCTTGTAAGTTTCCACCAGTTTCCCTGTTGTACTTTCTTCTTTCCTCAGCAGACATACCTGCTTTGTATGGTTTGGTCCTTAAAAAAGGAGATTTACTTTGTACGTATGCCATTATATTAGTTTGTATTTTGATTTGCCATTTAATTTGTAAGCCTTCATAATTCTTCTTCTATTTTCATCAGAAGAAACATAACTAACATGCACCCAGTCAGGATTATTATCGTTTCCAAATTCCCAAATTAATTGATCGAAATCTAAGTTGTTTTTTATATACTCAAACATTTCTGCATTAGTCTTGTGACCAAAGGTATCGTCAATATCAATCGCTCTACCCTCGCAATGCTGAGATCTATTGCTTCCGCCTATAGCTGAATTTAATTCTTTACATCTGTAAAATGAATTAATTTTAATAGGTCCATTAACCCATTCTCTAAGCGGTTCAAAAACAAGTTCAGCAATTATCTGCATGTTAACCAAGTGATATGGTTCAGGCGTGTTGTCTATATCAAGTCTTAGTGCAGTTCTTGAATAAACACCTTCTTTGTCAGATACATGCTTACTAATCATTTTATTTCTTCTTATACAAGTGATACCACTTATTAACAGTATACCCTATAGTAACTACTAATAACATGATCTTCAATACAGGCTCGATGCTCGTCATAGAAACTAATAAAGATATTGCGTTTATTGCATAAAGCTTAATATCAGCCCCTGCCATTTCCCTTAGCATAAGTCTTAGACGTAATAGGTCCTTCTGAATAAGGTACATCTGACATATTAACCTTCATACCATTTTTTCCACTGCTAGAGCCTTTACCCATTGGAAAACCAGTAGTATCTAACGGCCCATCCCACAAAGCATTAGCTCCAGTAGTGCCGTGAGCTTCTATTTTACTTACAGCTGGTGTTGTAGTTTTTTTCATAATATTTTTTATTAGTTTAATCATTATTCTTTGTAACCTTCTACTCTTGCCTTTATAACATCTGCTCTAGTGATTTTACCATCACCAGTTTGATCTTTCATAAACATAGGAGTTCTATTACCCATAGACATTTGTCTTTGCTCTACATCACCGTAAAGACCTTGAGCAGCAGTTTGAGTCATATCATTAAAAACAGGTTTAGCCATACCAAGTGTGTTACTAGGTGCTGGTGGAACAGCAGTTTGCTGAACTGGCATACCAGTCATAGGATCTAATACCTCTTGTTGTTGAGCAGGATTTAATGTACTAAATATACCACCTCTTGTGTTGTTCATATTATCTATTTTTATCTTTATTTACATTATCAATTGCAGTCTTTAGAACAGTATCCATGTAAGTTTTACCTTGCATTATTTTGTTTCTTCTATGACTTGTAGGTATATCTTCTTCACCAAGCATAATACGATACATTCTACTTATAAGTTGTTTGCACTTAAATGAAACTTTATATATATGATATTTTTGAGTGGTGTGGTTTCTTTCTCTCCAAACCGTAATCCACCCTTCTTTCAATAATCTGTTCCAGCGCGTGTTATCCCAACTATAAGCATACGTACCGATTTTATAATCTTGTTTGGTAAAAAAACCCATACAATCAAAGTAGATCAGTAACTCTAAATCCGCATCAGTTAAGTCGTTGTTTCTACAAGCCCATTGTCTTATTATCCGATAATGTTTTAACAAGTTCAATTCTTTAATATCACTTGCTTCTAGCCTTTTCATAGAACAACAACTACATCCTGAATTTTTATAATATGGTAAATATCTTTATCTACCTCTATTTTATGTCCAGCATGACGATCATAATAAATTTGATCACCTTCTTTTATTCCAGCTGTTTCATCACCAACAGAAACAACAGTAGCCATAATATACCTAATGTCTTCTCTTTGGTTTTCAGCAAGAAGTAAACCACCTTTTGTTTCAGTGGTACCTTCTTTTACTTTTTCTATTATTAAGTTTCTACCTATTGCCTTCATTAATCCTTAAGTTATTAATTACACAATCCGTAGATAAAATAGTTGTAGCAACTGAAGCAGCGTTTCTAAGTGCACTTTTAGTAACTAGTAGTGGATCAATAATCCCGTGTTTGATCATATTAACCTTTTTACCAGTTATCACATTTAAACCCATTCCTTTGCCTCTTTTAGATTCTTGGTATTCTATACTTGCATTTTCTAAAATGGTCTTAAATGGCGCCTTAATAGCCTCTAGCAGCGCTTCTTCACCTATTGTATTAGCTTTAACTGTTTCCGATGCGTTTAACAGGGCAATTCCACCACCAGGTACAATACCTTCTTTGATTGCGGCTTTAGTTGCGCAGATAGCATCTTCAACTCTATCTTTCTTTTCTTTTAATTCTATTTCTGAATTAGCACCTACTTTTACTATAGCTATTTTAGCTGCTAGTCTTGCTAATCTTTTTTCAAGCTTTACTATTTCGTAAGGCTCTTTAGTTGTAACAAGTTTTTCTTTAATACCTTTTATAGTATTTTGAACCTCTTCTGAAACTTCTCCAACTTGTAATATTGTTTCTTCGTCTGTAGTTACACTTTTTATACAATTACCTAGGTATTGAGGATTAATTAAATCTAAATCATCTCCTAAGTCTTCGTTTATAATAGTAGCACCAGTTAGCATTGCAAGATCATCTAATGTTTCTTTTTTAGCTACACCGTATGTTGGCGCATTGATAACATTAATCTTTAAATTACCTTTGACTTTATTCATTGCTAAAGTTGCAAGTACTGGTTGGTCTACGTCCGCGATTACAAGTAAAGACTTATTACCTTTTATAACAAACTCTAGCACGCTTTGAATTTGTCTTATATTATCAATTGGTGATTCAACTAATAATACATAAGGATTTTCTAATTCAGCAACTCTTTGGCTTTTGCTTGTAACAAAATGTGAGTTCGTTAGCCCTTTGTTGTATTGTACTCCGTCAACTATTTCTACTGCTGTAGTACCATCTGACGATGTTTCCATCATAACTACACCTGTTTCATCAACAGATCTAAAAGCATCACCAATTAATTTACCAAGTTCTGCATCGTTGTTAGTAGATATAGTAGCTATTTGATCTATCATATCTCCTTGTATATTAACTGAAATTGATTCTAAGTATTTAACTACTTTCTCAACAGCGTTGTCTATACCGATTTTTAAATCTCTTGAGCTAATCTTATCAGCTACATTGTAAGCTTCAGTTAATATAGCGTGTGCTAATACAGTTGCGGTTGTTGTACCGTCCCCCGCTTCACTTACGGTTTTTCTAGCAGCTTCTTTTAAAAGTGTAGCCCCCATATTTTCAACAGGATCTAATAGTATAATACTATCTGCTACTGTTACACCGTCTTTAGTTATGATTGGTCTTCCATTTCCATCTTCTAGCATCACACATTTACCGCTAGCCCCGAGCGTGGAGCTAACGGCTTTTGTGAGTTTTGTAATACCTTCAAATACTTTGTCCTTAGCTTCGTTACCGAAACTTAGGTTCTTGACAATTGCGTCTGACATAATTTAATTTAATTTGATTGAAGTAGTATTTTATTTAAAGGTCTTAACGACTTTAGGTCCATCTAAGAATTCCAGCTTTTTAGCGTAATGCTCTACTGTTGAATCAATAGCAGCTTCAGCGCCAGCAACTGTTTCTCTTCTGGTTACGTCGTTCCAAGTATCTTCTTTTTCTAGATCTTGGTATTCGGTTTGAAAAAAACCGTTTGGTAATTGGGTGATTCTCCAGTTAGTTTTTTCAGCTATATGCCTCCATAACTTTTTGGTTTCATCGGTAATTTGTGGTTCACTACTCCACGAATGAGTGCGGTAAAAAAGTGTCATTGGTTTTGGTTTATTGTTAATAGTTATAAGATTACGTATTTTTTAGTTTTTTTAAGTAATAAAAATAATCTTGATACTGCGTTTTAAGGTTTTATAGGGCGCTCACCATTTGGAAAATCTAGTTGTGCCGGATAATCCCTTAGTTCCTGCCTATAGGTTATATATTTAGAATGGTTTGGATGATCGGTTACCGCAACAATATAGTCTGTTGCTTGTAATTCTAAATCTCTCCATTCTTTTTCAGTGTTTTCAGCCCTATTATTAATTATTGAATTTTTTTTATTTTCTTGAGATTGTTTGTATGTTAGTATCATATGTATTATATTAATTAATTCTTACATAGCTTTGCGCGTCTAAATTTGTTATATCTAATAATCCTACTCCTATTGGAATATCATATTGATCAACTTGTTTTGCGTTATAGTTTAGTATATAATATGAATCTCCAGTTGGTTTAAAAGAAATACCCATAGCGTTTGCTCCAGCTGCTTTAGATTGTTTAAATATAGATGTGGATATATCCCACGGTGTTATTAAATCAAAATCATAAATTAAGTCATTTGCGTCTCCGGTTATAAACATTCTACTTCCATCCGAACTAAAATAAATCCCTCGGAGTGTAGTGTCTAATGAATTAATACTATAACTTTGTAAAAATGAGGCGGTACTTATGTCCCAAGCAGAGGATAAATTATATTGGCCTACTACATCACTGGTTGCATCAACAACGTACATTTTAAGGCCGTCTTCCTTGAAAAATAATCCCATCGGTGCTGTATATGGTAAATTAAGTGATTGTGTAAACACAGAAGTAGAAATATCAAATGCAACTGACAAATCATATTGATTAACATTATTATTCACATCTCCAATTACAAACATTCTATCTCCTTCGGGTTTAAAAAATATTCCTCTAGGAGAAGTGTCTTGTGCCGATATGTCAAACGATTCAATATAGGAAGATGTAGTAATGTCCCAAGGTGTGCCAATATTCCAACTTAAAACAGAATTAGTATCATCACCAGTTGTAAACATTTTAGATCCAGATGAATTAATGTATATACCCCATTGGGCGTTATCTGGACTCCCTACCCTATAAGATTGATTCAATGTAGTGGTGCTTATATTCCAAGCAGTACCTAAATCAAATTCATATATGGTATCATTTGAAGGGCCTGATATATACATTTTAGTTCCATCCGCTTTAAAGGTTAGAGCGGCTGGAGAAGTTTCGTAAGCTGAAATATCTAAATCTCTTACAAAAGATAGGGTGCTTATATTATAAGCAGACATAGAATACTGATATACTTTATTATTAGCATCACCTAACGTATAAAGCTTAGTACCGTCATCACTAATAAATAGTTGGTTTGGCAGGCTGTCTTGCGCTGCTATGCTTTTGATTACAGGAGCAGGACCTGCTAAATACGTAGATGGAGAATATGGTGTGGTAAGTGTAAATTCTACAATCTGATCACTGTTGGTTGACATATAGTACATTTTAGTACCAGCCTCATTTGATGCTATCCCCCTCCCCTCATCTCCATAGCCAGTAAGGTTGCCTGTTTGCGATATATAAGATAATGTTGTTAAATCATAAGGAGTTCCTACGTTATATGATGCAATATATCTACTACTTGAAACGTGAGTATACCATATAGTACCATCATTATTAAACCAATGCCCCGCGTTTGGTGAATTACTAGCCCCATTATTAATAAAACTTGAATAAACAGCGGTTGATATGTCCCAGGCGGTTGAACAATTAAATGTTTGAATTTGGTATGGGTCTAAACCACTTAAAAAGAATTTAGTTCCATCGCTACTAAATTGCATCCATCTAGGCGAACTCTGATATAAATCTGTAGCATATGTGCCAGCTAATGATGAAATATCTATATTATATTTTGATGTTGCAGCATTTGGATAAGACGCAGGGTCTAAAAGCAAGTTACCAGCTTTTAACCACGTTGAATCCGTTTCATCTGTATAAAGTGCAGGTACGTTAGCAAATTGAGATATTCCATTTAATCCAACTGAACTTCCACCACCAGTTGCTAATTCATTTGCTCCTAAATATATTGCCATTTTTTATGTATTAAGTTGTTATGTATATTGTTGATGCTGAATACGAAGGCAGTGCATCATATTCTGCTTGTGTTAATGTAATAGTTTTTACAACTGAATTATCTACGTTGTTGCTAGCTATAGTGTTGTCAGCTATTAATTCGCCTAATACTTTTGTTGTTGCCATTTGTTATTTGTTACTTTTGTTAATGCCATGTTATTTTTTTAAGCCGCTAATGAATGATATTTTATTGTAAAGTCCCATAGTTTTTAAATTATTTTATTTACAGCGACAGCTTTGTGTTGTCTCGTGTAAGAAGGAATAGTTGTAGCTTTACTTACCCAAGTAGCACCATAATCAGTTGAAATTTTTATGTTGCTTCCACTATCTGCTGTTGCAACTACAGAACCTGAAGCGTTACAACCTACTGAAGAATAAAATCCAAACCCACCAACAGTAGATGTTATTGAACTCCAAGTCTCACCATAATTAGAAGATTTAAGTACGTTAGCCCCAATCGCCATATACATATATTGACCACTATAGCTTGAATCTCCAAAACTAAAATAATCATTAAATAAGCTGTTTATGATTCTACCAAAAGAAACTCCATAATTTGTAGATCTATATATCCAACCATAAGATTGAAATATTACATATTGACCTGTACCGCTACATATCATTGTTCCTCTATATGTACTTTGAGGAAGTGTTCCATTTGTAAAAGTAGCTCCATAATCTGTAGACCTTGAATATCGAGTTCCATTAGCATCAATACCGAATTGATATTGACCATTATGGCTCATACATGCCCCAAAATATCCTGTACCATTAGTTATTCTTGTATATCCTGTAGCTGAAGGCCACAAAGATCCCCAATACTGCTGAAAATTGGTAAACAATTTATAGGAACCATCATAACTAATAGCGGATTGACCCCAATTAGTTAAATTATAACCACCTTGAAAACCACCCCAAGATGCTCCATAATCTCCTGTTTGCAATCCATTGTTCCTACCTCCTGAGACACCTGCATTACCAACACCATTAATAGCGAGTCCATATATAAAAGTATCCGAATCACCTGCAGTCCAACTATTTCCTCCATCAAGTGAATAAGATGATTGTTGAGGGGTACTATCGCCTGTGGTTGAAACGGCTTGAATAACAGAACCATCTGTTAATGGGGCTGCCCCTGAACCTGTACTTATTAACCTATCACAAAAAGACATAATTTATATTTTAAAGATTAATGTCAAACAATACTACATCTTTCTTGCTTTTTAAAGCATTTATTTCTGCTTCTATTGAATCACTTTGTGTTCTTAACGCTGCTCTTTCATCTTTAATAGATTGTGGCGTAGGTTCTCCGCTATCTGCTTCACGAATAATGTACCAATCTGTTGCAGATAATTCACTACCTACCATAGATTTTAATTGACTTACTTTTTGCTCTTTTAATTCAGCTAAAGTTTCCTTGATAGGTTTTTCAATTACATCGTAAGTATATACATCGCCGACAAGTTTAATTTCAGAAAGCTCCTCAGTTAAATAATTATACTCAGGAGTGATAACATCTTTAAATCCTATTTCTTTAGCTTTTTCGTCAGTTAAAATTAAATATAAGTTATCCCCATATTTAAAGTTTTTAGGATATTTAGAAAAAATCTTTATTTCTCCGTTTATTTCTATTGCTTTCATATTCTATGGGGTTAAACTAGATATTGTTAAATAAAAAGTATTAGTATCTACACATAAAACCTGTATAAAATTCAAGTCTACATTAGGGTCTATTTCGCCATTTAATATAACTATTGTTTTACCTGTTGCATTAAAACTTAACCCAAACGTAGAGGCGACTGTGCAGGATATACTTTTAACATCACCTATATTATAATTCGTAAAAGTTAATGTATAGAAATTACCTTGATCTGCTAATAAAGTAAACGAAGTGCCTAAAGAAAAGTCTATATCTAGTGATGAATTAGCACTATTTAATACAACTATATCGGTAAACTCAGCTCCAAGTTTTGATTGCGTAATAGTAGCGTCTTGTAACTTACCACTACTTACAGCTAAATCTTGCAGTTTTAAAGTACTAACCGCAGCATCTTGTAATTTACTAGTGCTCACGGCTAAATCTTGTAGTTTTGAAGTGCTAACTGCGGTGTCTTGTAAAGTATCGTTTGATATTCTTGTTAGTGCCATATATTAAGGTTTTACTGGTCTAGTACCATTAGGAAAATCTGATTGTGAAGGGTAATCTCTTAACTCTTGTCTGTATGTCATATAAGCAGCGTGCTTTGGATGATCAGTTAATGGAACAATGAAATCACTTGCTTTAAGCTCCATATATCTCCACTCTTTTTCTTCAGCAGTTTTTTCTTCTAAAGTTTTTACAGGTGCAGCAAACATACCATTAGCATAGCTAAATCCTATTGCAACTTGTTGCCCTGTTACATTAACTGTTTCTTCTTGTAAAGTTGCAGCAAACTCATCTGAGGCTACTATTACATTATCTACTTTACCTTCTTTTATTATAGCTATTAAGTTTTCCATTTTTATTCGTACCATTTAATTAAACAATAACCTGAGCCTGAAGTTGTGCCTCCACTACTTGCCCCTTGGCCAGAATTATTTTTGCCCCCATATACGCCAGCAAAAGAAAATGCGTTAGTTCCGCCACCCGCTCCGTAACCAAAAACACCATTTCCAGCGGCAGCCGCATAGCTGTTATCACCATAGCCCCCCCAGCTTGAGCTTGCTATGTTGTTTTGAGTTCTATTAGAACTTCCGCCAGAGGCAATTAAGTCAATACCCCCAGCTCCAAAAGAAGCAGCAAATTCACTACTACCTCCACTACCTGCGGCTGTTGCCCCGCTCCCAATAACTACTGTAACCCCATTATTTTGGGCTATAGTTAAATACATTTGTTCAATTAACACTTCGCCACCACAGCCACCATAGTATTGGCTAGAGCTTTTACCTCCCCCGCCAACTAAAAGTACCTCTATATATCCACCAGCATCAATTAATGCTTGAGATGGCGTAAAAAATCCCGTTTCTTTAAACTCTTGAAACTTAGGAGTTAAACCTCCACCGCCTCCCGATGGAAAAAAATCTGTTAAATTACTCATATCTTTTTGTTATTTTATAATCCTATTATTACCCAACCTTTTGTTGCTCCAGAGTAAATTAACTCAAAAGATGCAGAAGGCGTATCTAAAGTTAAATCTGACGCAACACCCATTATTAAACTACCATTAGCCCCTAATATACAAGTGGCAACACCCGATAAGTTACTTATTTTAATTGAATCACCATTTGTGGGTAATGCAGGTAGTGCCAAAGTTAGATCAGCCGTTAGCACATAAACTGTATTTTTTACAGCAGTAGTACTAGCGGAAATAACTTGAGCATCGTAATTAGTAGAAACTGCTCCTGTTTGACCATTTACTGAATCTACAGGTATATCTATAATTACAGCTCCTGTTTGACCATTAACAGAAGTTACAGGATCTAACACAGAAAGGTTAGATATAATCATCACCTCTATTTCGTCGCCACTTGCTGGAGCTTCAGAAAAAGATAGTGTTGTACCTACAATACTAAAACCATCTTTATTTTGATATGCACCACTTACATATACGTCAACAAAATTAATACTTGATGGGGCAACTGATAACGTGTAATCTGTTTGACTACCAGTTCCAGTAAAATCATTCCTTGTAATTGTATTTGAACCAGGAGTTATATTTGAAACAACTACCGACATAACCTCTATTGAAGCCGTATCAGGAGGAGCCGTAGTAAACGTAAGTGTACTATCAGTTATTGAGTATGTTTCTTTTTCTTGGTATACACCTGCAATATAAACACTTGTAAATAACGTAGAGAATGGTGTTACAGAAAGTGCAAAAGCTTGTGTTGTACCATCACCTACAAAATCATCTTTAGCAATTGAACTCGAAGATGACGCAGCAATAGTTACATTGTTACTACCGTCATCAGTAATAGTAACTCCAGAACCAGCAACTAGCTTAACTGTATCAGTTGTACCAGTAGAAGGTATTAAGTTTAAATCTACATCACTTCCAGATTGTGCACTAGAATAATCATATGTTGTACCAGCAACTGTCACCCATTGGTTATCACCGCGTAAGAACGTAGTTGAATCTGCAGTCCCAGAAGCCGATAGATCAGCAGTAATGGTTGCTGCACCGGATTGTGTAGTATTAGGCGTTAGCGTTATAAAAGTGCCATTAGAAGCTGTGAATGAAGTTACGCCGCCTGGATCACCATTTGACGCCAAAGTAATCCTACCTTGTTGGTCAACTGTTATATTTGCATTTGTATAGGTGCCAGGTGTTACAGCAGTATTTGATAAATCAAATGTTCCAGTTGTAGTTATAGTGCCACCATCTAAACCTGTGCCAGCAGTTATGCTTGTTACAGCGGTAGACCAAGTGTCATCACCTCTTAAAAAATTAGTAGATCCTGGTGTGCCTGTGGCATTTAATGAAGAAGTTATAGTAACTGCCCCAGTTGTTACATCTGTAGAAGTATTTATAAAAGTACTATTAGCACCTGTAACTGAATTAGCTATATTTGTATTTTTCCAATAACTATTAGTAGTATCCCAAGTTATGGTTTGGTTGTTTTGTACGTTAGTTATAAGTACATCGTGTAATTCGCTTAATTCTGGACCATTTTGTATTTTAACAAATATAGATCCGTTGTTTTGTTGTATTCTAACAGCATAGCCTAAAAATACAGCGTGGGCTGGAGTAGGAGGTATAGTATTTTGAATACCACCTGGAACCGTTGGCGATAACCATAATGTATCACCATTATTCCATAAATCAGTATCAATACCTTCAATTAAACCCTCTAGTGTTACTGGTCCAATTGAATTATCAGGTATTGCAACTGATGTTATACCAAATGTCTTAGATGAATGCTCATCGTTATCAGCTAATGCTAAAACAACATTTACGTGATCACTAGCACCAGAGCCTCCAACAATATATACTGCAGAACCAGCTGGTATTTCAGTACCTGTTTGGTTTCTTACATCATAAACTAAGTTACTAACCGATTGTGCTTGTGCAACATTTACAGTAACATCGTTTCCAACAGCTGTAGCGGTAACACCTGTGCCAGTAAAGTTAAATGAAGCAACGCTTGGCGTAACCTGCACACCTTCTTCAGATACTGGTATTGGATTTCCAGATGCACTTACTATAGGATTTTTAGGGTCTGTATTATCTACGGTAACATTTGTGCCAGCAACTACGCTGTCTACTCCAGTAGCATCTGTAGTGTCTATATTAAAATTAGGATAATTTCCAGTTATTGTAGCACCTCCAGAACCCGTAATCACAACAGTTTTATCATAAAGGTTTGTAGTACCTTCAGCTATATCATCAGTATCCAATACAACTGCTCCAACCTGTGTATTAACGGAAGTAACTAATTGAGCTGGTGCATCTGCGGCAGCTATAGTGAAGCTAGGGTACGTACCTGTTATAGTTATATTATTACCTTGATTTAAAACAACTGTTTGATCAGGGTCTGTATTATTTACTATAGGATTAGCTGGATCTGTATTATCTATACTTATACTTGTCCCAGCAATTATGCTATCCACCCCGGTAGCATCAGTAGTATCTATATTAAAACTAGGATATGTACCTGTTACTGTTGCTCCACCTGTTCCCGTAATTACAACAGTTTGGTCTGGAGCAGTGTTTGTTACAATAGGATTTTCAGGATCAGTGTTGTCCACTGTTATTCCACTTCCAGCGACTATAGACTGCACAATATTAGAAGGTATAATATCACCTACTTTTAAGTTTACAAATCCATTGGCAACAGTAAAATTGTCCGCGTCAAAACCAGCTAAACCTCTTACAGCTGTGGCATCAGTACCAGCTGTAGCTAAATCAATATTACTTTGAACCGTAGTCCAATCAGTTAAAGCCCCTGTACCAGCAGCTAAATCTGTTTCGGCAATTAAAACATCACCTATTCTAACCGTTTCACCATAAAACGTTCCGTCCACTGTAACCGTATATGTCCAACCTTGAGTAACAGCTATCTGAGTGCCTCTGCTGTCAAGAACTGGCGTATTTGTAGAAGCATCATACGCTCCTTGATATATTAATCCACCAACAACTGAACTATCAACATAGTTTTTTACAGCAGCCGAAGTAGGAACCGTAATATCGTTATCGTTATTTACTATACCTTCAGCCTCTGTAACTACTAGTGCGCTGTTTAACTTTTCTATAGTTACGGCACCGTCTTTTATAAGTCCTTTAGATACTTTAGTTGTAGCCATTTATTTTTTGTTAGTTATATATTATTATTACTTGGTTTAATGGGTTTTTAATTAGGTATATGCTATTATATTTTTTATTATAAGCGTATTTGAACCGCTTTGACCCATTAAAAACGTTCTATCCTTACAAGAAAATATTGAATATTTTGAAAAATCAGTATATGAGCTAGCTGGCTGCGTTGCTAAATTAGTGTCTGGCAACAATGTTTCCGTAGATGAACTCACTACATCAATTTTATATGCTAAAGATCTAGAGCCGTTACCGGGGTTTTTTGTAAGAAACCATAATCTTCCATATTTATTCATTTCAAATGGCTGCTGTAAATTAGTAGAACCATCATAAAGCAACCACGTTGAACCAAGATCATCCGAATAAAGCAATTGAGTACCGAAGCCTGGATCACTACTTAAAAGAAAAACCCTGCCGTCTTGATCTATTTGAACTTCAATTGGATTTGGACGAATTGTTAATTTACTCCAATTCAAACCATTATCTGTAGATCTATATAAACCATTTCTATTATCAGCACAAAAAACTGTTTTTGCGTAACCAGCAAAAGATTTTGCCTGCGTATATTGTGAACTTGTAGGTGTAAAATCAAAATTTGCAACTTTTACAAAAGTAATTAAATCTTCAGATCTATATACACCCAATAAATCTTTTATATAAAGAACTCCATTGTGAAAAAATGCTGAACCTCTTTGCGACCCAGGTAAAGATGCTGTCTGCGGAGTAACAGTAACTGTCGCTCCTGATATGGTTACTTCCCACCATTCATTATTTATAGATCCTATAACAAAAAATTTACTAGAAACAGAATCATAAGTAACACATCTAGCATCTACGCTAGTCATCTCTGCATTATTAACAAAAGTATCGCCAGTATCTACAGAAATAAATGTATTTCCGCCGTCTGAAACAATAATTCCATCTTTATTATCCGTTGCTGTTGTAACGTATTTAGCTATGTTGCCATTTGGAATAGTAGCAACAGTTGAAGAAACAACCGAAGGAGTTGTATCGGCAAATTTAGCGCTTACCATCGCTACAGCGTTGCAGCTTGATTCGCTAAAAACTTTTACAAATTTTGTATTTATATTTGCATCCACTTCAAATCCTATTGTTAATAAATTAGTAGTGACACCAGTTGCAAGAGCTGTAGCAAAATTATCAGAATCTTGATAAATTGAAAAAGGGCCTGAGTCTATTCCAGAAGCTTTTAAAGTTACATTTATTGTCATTATTTATTTTATTTTTTTATTTATTAATTAACTATAGCATCACATTCTACATAACATTCTCCTGGTATTGGAAGAGTAGCTACCGCATCACATTCTACATAACATTCGCCAGGAATTGGAAGCGTTGCCACGGCATCGCATTCTACATAACATTCCGATTGTATTGGAGCAGCTTCTGGCCAAACAAAATTGCTTCCAAAGTATATTTTATTTATACTAGTAGATCCTAATTTTATTTTTCCAAAAGCAAATGAGTTTGATCCTTGTTTAAAATTCATTATCCTACTATTATGTAAATTGCACTTTCGTCTGGGGTAAGCGCATCATATTCTGCTTGTGTTAAAGATATAATATCAGTAACTTTATTTACACTAGGGTAAACATCATTTGCGTTTGTTATAAAGTCAGCTGTATTAACAACTGGTGTAGCTACGTTGAAACTTGGATAAGTGCCTGTAACAGTTGCGGCACCGGAGCCGGTTAAAACAACCGTTTGATCTGGAGCAGTATTTGTAATTATTGGATTTGCAGGGTCTGTATTATCAATACTTATAGAAGTACCAGCAACAACAGAATCAAGACCAGCACCACTAGTTGATGATGATACTGTAAAGTTTGGGTATGATCCTGTTACGGTTGTTCCACCACCTCCTGTTATAGTAACTAATTGATCTGGTGCAGTATTTGAAAATTGCTGTCCAACTAACAATAAACCAGATCCAGCAGTATACTGCGTGTTGGTATCAGTTGATGTGATACTAAAGTTAGGATATGTACCAGTAACAGTGGTTGCACCGCCACCTGTTATTGCAACTGTCTTATCATATAAATTTGTAACCCCTTCTGAAATATTATCTGAATCTAAAACAACAACGCCTATCTGCCCATTTACAGAATCAACTATTGCTGGATCCGATGTGTTTGTTATAGTAAAACTAGGATATGTACCTGTTATTTGTATTCCAGTAGAAGCTGTTAATGAAACAACTTGATCTGGAGCGGTGTTGTTTATTACTATATCATTTGGATTTGTAACATCTAAGCTTATAGATGTACCGGCAGATATACTAGGAGAACTAACATTAAAATTAGGGTATGTCCCAGTTACCGTGGAGGCATTACTACCAGTTATAACCACCGTTTGATCAGGTGCTGTATTTGAGAATTCTGTTCCAACTAAAGAAAGACCAGATCCCGCAGTATATGTTGTGTTTGTAGAATCTACATTGAAGCTTGGATAAGTGCCAGATATTACTGTAGAACCGCTTCCAGTTAATGTTACCGTTTGATCCGGCAAAGAGTTTGCTATTGTAAAGTTGGGATATGTGCCACTTGTAGTTATACCCGTTCCTTCAGTTAATGTAACGGTTTGATCAGGGGCAGTGTTTGATATAATAGTCCCAACTACACTAATATCAGTACCAGCCGTATATGTAGTGTCTACAGAAGATATATTAAATACAGGATATGTACCTGTAACTGTAGTTGCACCACTAGCATTTAATACCACTGTTTTATCTGGAAATGTATTTGTTACTGTTATATCTCCTGTATTACCAGTTAAAGAAATACCAGTGCCAGCAGAAAGTGAATCAACACCACTGCCTCCGCCACCACCATTAGCGGCACCTAAATTAAATGTAACTATTTCTATAGTATCTCCCGCATCTGCTGCAGTAGACAAAGTTACTGTATTTCCGCTTAACGTATAAGTAGAATCTTCTTGATATACACCACTTATAAATACTTCTATATAAGTAGAAGAGACTGGTATTTGAGATAAAACATAATCTACCTGTATTCCATTACTAATAAAAGAATCTTTAGTCATTACACCGTTTTCTCCTGGTGTAACATCAATAGTAAAGTCAGGATATGATCCAGTAACGTTAACAGCACCTGTGCCTAATAATGAAACAACTTGATCTGGAAGAGTGTTAGATATTATGTCATTATTTATACCTATACCATTACCAGCAGTGTATATAGTGTCTAAAGCATTAATAGTTACACTACCTAAACCTGAAACTGGAGATATAGAAATATTATTACCAGCTATAATATCTGTAACACCACCCTGTGATGTAGAATTTATAGTAACAGTTCCCGTTCCATCAACAGGTGTAACCGATATATCTGTCCCGCCTATTATTTTAATAACTCCTGTGTTACTGATTATAGGATCAGCAGGGTTTGAATTATCAACCGCAATTCCTGTTCCAGCATTTACAGAAGTAATAGTTCCACCACCAGCAGGTACAGCCCATGTATTATCTCCTCTCAAAAAGCTTGAAGAACTAGGTGCTCCAGTTGCTGAAAGAGCGGCCGTAATAATAACATTGCCATTAGAAGCAACTGTAGGGCCAACATTTATAAATGTAGAACTAGCTGCGGTAATACTATTAACAGGCACAGACCACTTGTTATCACCCCTTAAATAACTAGATGATGTAGCGGATCCTGTAGCTGATAAACTTGAAGATATATTTAATACACCAGATACTACTGAAGCATTTGTATCTATATAATTAGTGTCGGTAGCATTGACACTTACTAAACCAGAGTTTGCTATAGTTATCGCGTTTGAACCATTACTGGTTAATGTTATACCATTACCTTTAACTAAATTTACTACACTTAAATCCCCTATATCATTAGTTAATCTTAAAGTAGCGTTAGTACCGTTCTGTGTCGTAGATAATTCATATGACGCAACTAAATTAGCTACGTCTTGTACACTAAATGTTCTAGTTGGATTACCCTCTACAGGATTAGTTCCTGTACTATCGTAAGTAACTGTACCTATCAGTAAGTCTGAGGCTTTAGGTTTTACCTGTGGATAACTATATATTATTGCCATTTTATGTTTTTAGTTAGTTTTTTATTTTTTATTAAAATCCACCACATTCGCCTGTTAATGTAACCTCACCAGTAGAAGATGATACTATTCTAAACCATCCGTAGTAACTTCCATTATTTGTTGCCATACCATAATAACCAGCCGGTAAAGCTTGTGTTCCTGCAGCATCTGAATAAACTCTATCAAATTCAGCTGGCAGTTCACCAGATCCATTATGATAATAGTTTTGATTTACAAATAAACTACATGCTTGATTAAACGTGCCTGTTTGTGTACTACCTAAGAACTGACCAAGCGATGATATAACATTACCTCTTAGTTCTTGATTTACATAATAGTTTCCTGCTTGAATAGTTCCAGATATTGTAGCGTTAGGTATCCATGTTTCTGTTTCTATTGCAAACCCTTCATTTGCAGTAACACTATGTGTCCAAGAATATGGATCACCTACATTGCCGCTAAACGAAGCTACAGGCGGATTTAAACTTGTTGTTACATAAGGTACGCCAGAACCATCAGCGCCTCCGTTAAACTGTATGTTATTATCAAAAGCTAAATTAACCGTACCGGTCTGTGCTATTTCTATAACCGTAGCAGTGACAGTAACTGGTATAATTTTATTTGTAGCGTCAAAAGTACCTGTTAAATCTCCAACAGTGTTTGGTGGAACAGAGTAACCATAGCCACTAGGTATAGATATGCTAGGTGTTTGATCAGCAAAAGAGTAAGAAGCACCTGGTAATCCTGATTTACTAGCTCCATCCAAGTATCCAACAGGGAACCAAACATCGTAAGGATCTGTTATATTATATGTTATACTAAGAGTAGCAGTTGTATTAGAAACAGATTCTACCACTTGAGCTCCTGATATTGTTGTAATTTCCGTTTGCTCACCTATTGTACTTGTAACACCAGTTGCATTTTGAATAGTTGGCGCTACACCAGAAACCCATTCGTAACCTTCATTTAAAGATACACCCGTGCTAAACGCGTAACTAAATGGCACTGTTCCAATTTTTTGTGCTCCAGTTTGATCACCTGTGATCGTATAACCAGCTGTTGGTCCATCTATTGTGTTTTGTACAAGAAGATTTACAATAGCTTCGTTTTGCAATTGCTCTACTTGACCTGAAACATTTATAACAGCGTTTCTTGTAGAAGACGATGTTCCAGATATATCGCCTGTAATTGTAGGTCCACTAGCAAAGTAGTAACCGCTATTTGTAAATGCGTTAACATCAAAGTTATATGAAACCGAATCGTTTCCAGAGAATGATCCAGGAGATACAGTAGCATATGCCTGAGCAGCAGCACTACCAGTAAAACTTTCATTTACCTGTGCTGTAACAGTAACTGTATTTTGAGAAGCTTGTTCTATAACACCTGATATTGTAGTAACAACTGTTTGTGAACCGCTAATAGTTCCAGTTGCATTTGTTATAGTAGGTCCTGATGTAAATACATATCCAGACGTTGGTGTTATTGTAGTATTAAATGCGTAATTAAGAGGTGATGTTCCTGATTGTGTTGAACCAGCTAAATCACCGCCTAAAGTAAATTGTGTTCCTTGAACACCAGCAGTTGATACCGCAAGAGTTGCTGTAATAGTAGGTTGCGCTACAGCTGATACTGTACCTGATAATATAGTGTAAACTGTTTCATTTGCACTAAACAATCCAACAGCGTTTGTAATCGATGGCCCTGATGAAAAGTAAAATCCACTATTTGGTACAACATTAGAATTGTAACCGTACGATGCCCCAGCAATACCTGTTCTGGTAGCGCCAGCTTGATCACCAGTAATCGTATACTCTGTACCAGATATGTTATTTGTAAATGCCAACGTAGTAGTATATTCTACAGCTGGTGTAACTACAACGTAAAGCGTGTTTGCATTCTTATTAGCAAGCGCTGCGTATTCAGCGTCACTTAAACTAACAATTTGGTCTACATTAGCAACATCGGTGTAAGTGTCAGTGTTGTTTCTAACATCTCCAACATCTCCTGCATCAATGTAATTTTTAACCAGCGATAACGCAGAAGGCGTAATAGCGCCAAGCGTTGTAGTCTTTACATTAGTAGTAGATGATTGGTTAAAAGCTATAAAGTCCTCACTTATTGCAGTAGTTTGACTTTTACCGTAATTGATATAGTTATTCAATCCAGTCAAGTCAACTGATAGTGTTGGGTTCACTGTAGCAACCCCAGCAGATATATATAATCCACCATCAGCAGTAACACTTGTCACTGTACCTTCAGGTAGTCCGGTAACCCCAATTGTAATATTACTAGAACCATTGTTAGTCAATTGAATATTAGGCCCTGCAATTAAAGATATAATAGACTGCGTGGAATCACTACCGTTTAGTCTAATGTTACTGTTAACACCAACTTGTGCAGCATCAACAGTGTAAGTAGTGTTTAAACTAGTTACTGGTGTAGCCCATACGTTATCACCACGAAGAAAAGTAGTTGTTGATGGAACACCTGTAGCAGAAAGAGAAGCAGTAAGCGTACCTGTTGTTGTAATAGGTCCACCTGACATAGTAATATAGTTAGTAGCATTCGTCGCAATACTAGTAACAGTACCTCCACCCGGCACACCTGTTTGCACTAAGTCTACAATGCTCTGTATTGAAAACGATTTTGTCGGTTTTCCCGATGCACTAACATCTGTACCTAATAATAGGTCACCAAACGCTGGTTGTGTTTCTTCCTGATAACTATATACTATTGCCATTTTATATTTTTCTTAATTTATCTATTGCTTTCTGCCTTAGTACCATCGGTACCACCTACTTGTGTGCCTCCTCTATTATAACTAGATGAAACAAACCTACCCGTATTGTGGTCAAAGTCTTTTCCTTCGATGTCTTTACCAGCTTTTTCAGCAGCTCTTCTCCTTCTTTGGCTATCTGCACGTAATTCTCGCCTAAACGGTGAATTTGCCGCCGCTAAATCGCGTCTTCTTTTAGCTTTTAGCGCTTCTGCTGATAATTTTTGCTTTGCCATGTGTTATAATACTTGTTCTGTACCTAAATACACAGCTGTAACCGTCTCGCTTCCTAAATACATCTCTGTAACTGCCTCGTTTCCTAAGTTTGCTGCCATTTTTTAGTGTTTTTTTGTATACTTTATATATTCACACGAAAGCATCGTATTTTACAGTGTGACAATAGCCTATTACCCATTAATATAACAGCCTAATGTCATAGTTTTTTATTTTTTAAAAAAAAATTGTTAGAAATATAGGAGTAGAGTAAAAAAGTTGTAACAAATATAGGAGTAGGGTGTTACCCCTACTTTTCTACAACATCAATCAAAAACCTTTTGCGTTTCAAAATGACCGGGATCCCCGTGTTTTATATGATTTGCGTTTTATGTTTTGCCTTTTACGTTGAAATACCCCTAGCTTTTAGCTTTTTTCCTGGAGATATACTAGTTGACAAACAACCTCACGACTATTACTGCGCGTTTTGATTCCAGTATGTGCGTTACAAGATAAATACGCTTGCGAGTAGATAATATATATGTAAGCAGCGAAGCAACCTCACGAGTATTGTTGAGCATTTTGACTGCGAACAAAAAAAATACGCTTGCATATAGATAATATATATATAATAAATAATTAATAATTAATATAAATTTAAATCAAACAATTATGTCAAATTCAACTCAAAAAGTTATGGAAAGCAAAAGATTCTTAATCAGAAAATCTCTAATCGGTACAAACACGATCATCAAAGTCACATTCAAATCAGGTAAGCAATATGAATACAACCATGATGCAGCATATGAAATCATGAAGGACAAGCTTGATACAATGCCATGCTTCATCAAATACAAATCATATACATCAAGTACTTCAATACCAACAGTGCTAAGGGACAAATCAGTCTCTTAGTACTTAACACCTCACAGCGCGAACAGGCGCAATTGGTTACAAAAAGAATACGTTTAACTTCAGATAATATATACAAATAAATAATTATGATACCATTTAAAATCACCGACAATCCAAGATCAAACTATTACTCTATAACCTATAGTAATGCTCTAGGTAGAGAAACTAAAGCAATGTTCTCTAAACCTTATTATACATGTGCTGAGTCACCTGTAATGAAGGAATACTATGATGGTATTTCAGAATGGTTGAGGTCTTTTAAATAGGACCTCACAAACTCTACAGGAGCGTTTGATTACAAAAGTAATACGCTGCTACTAAGATAATATATAAGGCCTGACTTTGAAATAGCGTCGGAAGAGTAGACTCCGTCATGCAATATAGTTAACGCAGCCAGGCGTGTATAGCACTTCGCTACGCTCGACAAAAATAATACGTTCGCTACAAGATAATATATATGTAACTAAAAAATAATAATTAATAACTTAAATTAAATAACTATGCAAAATTCAACTTTAAACTCAAAAAGATTCTTAATTAGAAAATCACTTATTGGCTCTAACACTATTATTAAAGTGAAATTCAAAAGTGGAAAAGAAGTAACTTACAATCACGACGAAGCGTATAAAATTATGCAAGCGAAACTCGAAGTGATGCCTTGCTTTATTAAATATAAAAGCTATACTTCTTCAACAAGTGTTCCAGTAGCGTTAAGGGAAATTATCTCTTAATGCTATACACTTGCGCTCAACAAAAATAATACGTACACCATAAGATAATATATATATAAAATAAATAATTATGCAAGCAATGATCTTAAGCGAATACTCAGCACTAATGGAGTGGGATAAAAACGAGTTAGTGGAATATATAATGGAATTAGAGAAATCACTAGACAAATTAAAGGGGTGACAATAGCCTGTTACCCTACTATTTAACTAGCTAATGTCACACTTTTCTGTAAGGAGAATTATATCTCTGCGTAGAGAGACAGAGTATTATATCCCTCTACCCTTCTCTATTAATAAATAATAAACCACCTTCATTACAATAATAATACGTTATAGTATTGATAATATAAATATACATTAATTAATAACTTAAAATATATAACTATGTCTTTAACTATTAAAACTACTAAAATCTCTAAATTACCTCTAATACGCTCAAATCGCAAGCGTTACATAGGTTTCACTGTATCTAACTTACCTAATAATTTCGCCGAAGTAGCAAAAGATTCTGCAGTTCGCGAGTGGTTTAACTACAATGGCTTAACCTTTATATCCGCCGCATTTTTATCACTAACATACATTAAATAACTATGTCCACTAAAAATCTTACAGAAACTGAAGAATTAATCAGTGATATACGCTATATATTATATAAAGCACAAGAAAATAATGCAAGTAAATTAGAAATTATAAATATTATAGAGCAAGCACTAGATGCATACGCTTTATCTAATAAAATAAATAAACTATGAGACAGTGTCCTATGACTGAAGAACAAATAATAGAATCTATAGGTAAAGTAGCTATAGCGTATGAGAATACACCTTATGCTACGCCATACGAAGCAGTATTAGCTATGGAAGCAATAGTTAATATACTTGAAGAAGAATTTTATAACGGAGCACTTGATAACAATACTAAATAATATAACTATGACAAATCAAGAAATCGCACGCAAGATTTACACTAAGTGGCAAGATAAAAGCGACTTAAAGAATTGGAAACACGATGAAGAGTTTAACTCATTAGCTTTAACTAATCAAATTAAAGTACACAATATAATTAATAACTTTATTAGACAAGATTATTTCTAACACTTAAAATAATATAACTATGGGAGCAACATCCTTTCACCAATCAGTATTAAAAAAGAATTATGAAAGCGCAAAGCAAGCGTTTAGAGAACTAGTAGAAGACGCAGTATATGAGTATGGCCACGATCCTTACTCTGGCACTATAGCTACATGCAGTTTATCAGGCGAAATTAAAGAACCCGAAAGCGATGAGCACTACGATGATGCTTTAGATAAAATAAGCAAACGCGAGTGTGTGTACTTTGAAACAGAAGATAAATATCACTTTATAGGTTGGGCGTCATGTTAACAAAGAAATTAAACATAGAAATCTGGTTCACTGGATCAGAGTATAATGACTTAATAGATACCACTATTAAACTAGGTGATGAATACCATTCACACTACCATTTAAATAACTTAGAAGAATTAACAGATATAATAAAAGAAATACAAGATGAAGAATAAGATAACTAACGCTATGCTATACACGTGGTCATGCGTACTATTTGTCGCTGCAACCTCAGCTATAATATCAGGCGCATATTTTCTAGTAGAAATGATCCTTGCTAATTTACAATAATAATACGTAGCACCTAAGATAATATATGTATAATAATTAAAACAATATAATTATGACTAAAGAAATTTTATTAAATAACGAAGAACGAAAAATATTAAAAAGACATTTATTAAAATGGTTATCCTTCAATGACGCTGACGAAGTGTTAAGAGATATATACCTAAAGATAACATATGATTTTCACTTTGATAAAGAAACTATAGAAAGATATGTTGGCGTACCATTATCTGATAAGTGGAATTTTATCCACGACGAATGTGAATGGGATAATATGGAAGATTTTTATAATTTATTGTGGGATTTCTTATTACAAGTAGAAGATAGAGAATTACGTAAATATTTAAAAGATTAATTATGGAAAGTAACTGTTGTGGCGCATCGCCATGGTTTGAAACGGATATTTGCTCCGACTGCAAAGAACACGCTGAATTTTATAACGAAGACGAAGATGAACTTATTTTTTAACTCAGAACAACTAGACTCATTAATAGATGGCTTGCATTTACTAGTAGATCACAAGCGAGACACTAACGAAAAGTTAGATATGTATAAAGCTTCAGATCTATTACAAGTGCTATACACACGCAAAAACAAGATAAAATAATTATGGAAATAACTAAAGTAACAAAAAAAGGTAATATATACGTAACACTATCAAACGGTAAATGGGCAGGTATCTACCCTAAAACCAAGTACGTAAGATTTAAAACTAATCAAGACAATCCATACCACCAAGGTCCATTGATCTATCAGGTAAAAAGAAAGTTCCGTGATATTAAAGAGCAAATTGAATACTTATTAGCTTATGAAGAAAAGTATTGCAAAAATAATACGTAGCACTAACGATAATATATGTATAACAATTAAATATTATAACTATGAACAAGCAACTGTATCAAGAATTATCTAGTGATCTTTATGAGTTAACATGTGACTTTGTTAGCGAGCAGTTATTAGAAATGCTTTACGATAAAGATTTAATCAAAGAAACAGACAATGCTGCAATGGATTTATTCAACAAAACATTAAAGCAATACTATAACACACATTTAACTAAAACTTGGTAACATGAAAAAACTAACTAAACACGAATCCGACTGGAGATCAGCAACACATGGCACTCACAAAGTAGGTTCATTACACGGCTACTACTACAATGATCTAATACTTGTCTTTGGCGCACCAACTTATTCACCAGATGATTCAGGTGATGGCAAAGTTCAATACGAATGGGTATTTGAGTTCAATGATAATATGTATACATTGTACGATTGGAAAACATACAGTGAAAGCTATACTAAAAAAGATCTAACAACATGGAGTATCGGCGGTAAAACAGAGCCATCTGATTTTATAGATGAATTAACAAATAAGTTACAAGAAGTATTATGCAGTTATTAACACAAAACGGTAAATTAAAAAAGACTAGCAAGCTTATGGGTGTTAAAGTAGTTAACTTTGGCCTACCAGCTTACAAAAGTATAACAGGTAGAGTTATTTGTCCTATGGCAGATGGTTGTATTAAGTTCTGTTATGCGCGTAAAGGCGCGTACATATGGGGTAATGTTAAGCCTGCGTTCGAGAAACGTTATGAGCTCAGTAAAACAGACGACTTCATAAGTGCTATACACGCCGAGATACAGCGCAAAAAACCTAAGTTTGTACGAGTGCACGACAGCGGTGATTATTATTCACGTGAGTATTTAGCTAAGTGGTTTCAAATTGCAAAGCAAAATCCACAAGTAAATTTTTATAGTTATACCAATATGATCGACATGGTTAAAAAAGCCGATATACCTAATAACTATGACTTTATATTTAGCAATTCAGGCAAGCAAGTCGATCTTATAGACAAGTCCATAGATCGTCATACAGAGATCTTTAAAACCGCAGACGAATTAGTTGCTGCTGGTTATGCTAATGCATCTGAGAATGATCTATATGCAACCAGATGGTTTAATAAGACTAATAAAGTCGGACTAATATACCATTAATATGAGACCAATAGAAAAAATAATAATGGCCTGGATAATTATGAATGTAATACTACTTGTGTTTGTAGTATTTAAATCAATGTTTAACTTAATATTTTAAATTATGTCACATTACAAAAAACTAGTACTTGAAAAATCAGGATCAACAATTGATACCGAGCACGGTGGAGTTGGATATGATGTATCTTTTGAATCAATAATGACAGCAGACGGTCATGATATATATGTAGCTATGGATCAAGCTGATTGGGGTAATATTATACCTGATAGAGATATATACTTGGAAGCTGCTATGCTCCAATCTGAAATTGAATCCGCTATTAATTTAGGATCTGATATATATGTTGATCAATACATACTTGACGCATGCGAATTAGACGACGACAGCGACAGTTGGGAATACTTATGGAATGAGTGGTATGTAAATAATCAAATGTCACACAAATTTTAATTATGAAAACAAAAGAAAAAATGGGTTTACCCAAATGGTTTAAAGGCACAGTATACACAACTGGTGATACTGTTAAAAATCCTTTTACAGGAGCAGAAGCGGAATTAAACAACAACGAATTGTCTATGTATGATTTTATACTCGGTGCTCAATGGTTAATTGAAATGCGTAAGTCTAATAAAAAAATAGACTCTGAATTTAGAAAAGGACTAGACTGGTTTAGGCATTCAAACGCAGAAGCTTACATGATATTATTAGATTAAAGACAAAAATATGACACCAAGAATCACACCATCAAATAAAAAAATACTAAACTACTTCTACTATAAAATACTAGACGAAGCTGGTGAGTACTCATACAAAGTAAATACACGTAAGCGTGAATACAAAATGCTACGTTGGGTTTACTATAAATTATGTATGGATTATTCTACGGCAGGTTGTTCTGCAATAGCTAAAAGTATGGGTCAAGATCATGCAACTGTATTGCACAGTGTAAAAAACTTTGAACATGAATTACCATACGAAAGAGATATAGAGGAATTATACAGAAAAGTAGAAAACATATATGTATCTGAGGTTCAAGAAGTTAAAACTATCAACGAGATAAATGATAGAATATTAGAATTAAAAAATACTATAGCTGTACTTGAACAAAAGAAAGAAGACATAAGCGCTAAGCATATTTCTAAAAATACTGTAGAAAACAATAGATACAAATTACAAAATCAATACGCAATAAGCTAGATAATAATTATATAACAATTAAAACAAACACAATGGAAAAAATTTTAAAAGAAAAGATCGACGTATTCTCAAGCATGGTACAATCAATTACTTACTCGCCAATGAAAAAAACATTACTAGTTAAATTCAGTTCAGGTTCTAAATATGTTTATTTAGATGTAGACAGCGGTACATTTGAAGGTTTAAGATCAGCAGTTTCAAAAGGTAGATATTTAAATAGAAATGTAATAAATCTTTTTTCATATAAAAGAATTAAATAATGATAGACACTGATTTTGATACTAAACAACGCGCTTTAGATAAAGCTAACGCAAAAATTATTATGTCTGATATAGATATTAGAAATACTGTTGATGATATAAAACAAAAGCGTTGGGCTGGTGTAACTAAAGAACAGTTACAAATGGTATTAAAACATCAGGAAACAGATGCGCAAGTTTGGAAATATATACATACATTAATTAAAAAAGATCTTAAACAAAATGACTGAACAAGAAATGAATCAATTAGCTGACATTATAGTAGACAAAATATATGCTCGTCAAGAAGAGTTTGATAAACAGTTTATTGACAACATGCAAGAAACATTAGGTGACGATGCTGAAATTAGTGGTCAGTATGTTATATCTGAACAAGAGTTGTTAGAGATAGAACTTAAAAGACTTAATGAGCTATTGTCACGTTATGAACAAGACGAAGACTATAGTAAAGCAGCTATATTAAACAACAAGATAAATAAAGTTGTTAAAAAGCTTAATGATCTTAAAAAGTAATTATGCTATACACAATGCGTATAATTGACGGCAGCGACACTAACGATTATTTAATTAACGGTGTCGTTGCTGATCACGTGCAAGATGCGGCAGTTGAAAGAATATTAAAAGACTATAACAAAAATGTTATAATAGAATTTTTATGAAAACAACAATATATAAAGTTTCATCTTTTTTTAACAAAATAAAAACAAATGAAAAACATATTCGGAACAACAGAGGAGTTAGAACTAAGAGACAATAAAGGAGTATTGAGGTATAAGTATAACAAAAACCACCAATACACCTACAATTCAAATGGTAAACAGTTAACATTTGAAAACTCAGATGGCTATTTGAGTAAATGCACCTACAATTCAAACGGAAATCGGTTAACATTCGAGGATTCAAAAGGCTATTGGAGTAAATCAACCTATGATTCAAACGGAAATGAGTTAACATCCGAGAACTCAGACGGAGATTGGAGTAAATACACATACGACACAAGTGGTAATCGGTTAACATTCGAGAACTCAGACGGAGTTAAGAGAGGCTTCGAAATAAAAGAGTACACAATGGAAGAACTAATAAAAAAATTAGGACACAATTTTAAAATCAAAAAATAATGAAAAAACAACCTTACAGAATAACAATAGAACAGTACGAGTATAAATACTCGGTAGAAGTAGACCATTCAGACATACACTTTACAGAGTACGTAGAACTTTTAAGAAAAATAACATTAGCAGCAGGCTGGGGTACAGATACAGTAGAGGAATTTTTTGATAGTGAGTAAACCAATATGTTTACACATATATATAAATTAAAAATTATGAAAACATTAATAGCAAGTATAGTAGCATGCGTAACAGCAACTGTTTACAATGCAGTACCTGGTCAAACAGATGAAACTCCGAATATAACAGCGACAGGATTTGTTATTGATTTAGATGCTGCTGAAAAGCATAGAATAGTGGCAGTATCAAGAGATCTTGAAAAAATAGGTTTTACTATGGGTAAAACAATTTGCGTAGAGAATGCTGGACCTATGAATGGCATTTGGTATATTCGTGATCGCATGAATAAACGTTGGACTAAAAAAATTGATTTTTTGGTTAACAAAAAAGTAAAATATGGAAAATGGAATAATGTTTCCATTAGATTAATAAACAGTCACAACGTGACAATAGGTAGTTAATATAAAGGGGTAATAGGCTAATGTCATACGAACGTCGTCTCGATTATTTACATCGAAGCAGAATACTTTACAGAAGGTTACCAGTTAAAGATAAACCAACTTCAACTTATGAGTGGGGTTGGTTTTATGAACAGGGTACCAGAGAGTGTTATGATCTATTTAGAAGTAAAGCTAAGATCAATACATACAAGTCTTTAAAGTGGCATCTATTAGTTCTATGGTATCTTAATCCAAAACTTGATCCTGATAATTTTTTAAATTTATCTAAATTTATATGCAATATTAAAAATGGATTTGTTACATTTACTGTAAATGATGACTTACTAAATAAAATCGTGTATGAAATAAGCATGTGCGATTTAGAGCAAGATCCATCTAATAAGACCCGTAAAGTTATATTTAATTATAACTGTAAACTAGATTTGTCAGATAAACTAAGTATTGTAGGACAACTTGTAGGAAGAAGTAAAAAAATTACCGAGTCAGACATCTACGATGTTATGTTATATATAAACGACTGCGGTGATAAAATAACAGTAGCTAATTTAGCTAAACAATTGAATTGTACACCAAGAACCATATACCGTAATATGACCAATGAACTCAAAAAAGAGAAGGAACTATTAAACAACGGATATGAAAAAGTACAACATTCAGAATTACGTACGATATAAAGAAGATGTAAAGTCTTCAATTGAACGTGTCGGCGAAAAATCATTTAACGAGTATACTAGAGACGAACTTGTAATTAAGTTCTTGCCTTTAGTAGAAAACATAGCAAGGAAGTTTTCAACATCACAACAAGCTTCCGGTGTTATGGACATTACAGATTTAATACAAGACGGAAGTTTAGGATTGATTAAGGCTGTTGACAAAATAATATGGGACACAATAGACAACTCAGAAGACGAGGAAAAAACATTAAAGTCTTTCCTGTCTAAACGAATAAAAGGAGCCATTAGAAGAGCCATAGACATAAACAGGGGAGATATTAGAATACCAGAGCATAAACTAAATGAAATTAGGAAAGACAATGGTAAAGATAAGAAAATGGTTGCAATGTTTTTTAATTCTATATTCCTTAGTATTGACGAGCAAATAAATGATGATGATGAAGATAACACCATGCATCAAATACCTGATCAGTCTGAACCATATAATATAGGTTTATTAAACTTATACTTAACTAGTTTATTGAAAAAACATTTAAACGAAAGAGAGTTTGAAGTGCTTAGATTAAGTTATGGATTAAACTGTGATAAGCATTCAGCAAATCAAATTGCAGATATTTTAGGCATCGAAGGACCTAGTGCTTACGTTAGAATATCTGAGATTAAAAAGCAAGCTGTAGAGAAGTTAATTGCTAACGTAGAACCATCGCAAGTAATTGACTATCTGTAGATTAAGGCAAAAATATGTAATTATAATAATAACTAAATTCCTTTAAAAATGAAAGAGATGTTAACCATTTATCAAAAATTAAGCAAAATCCAAAAAGAGTTTAAGGCTAAAAAAAGTAGATACAATTCTTTTGGTAAGTACAACTTTAGATCAGCTGAAGATATACTTGAAGCATTAAAACCATTTAACGAAAAGTATGGTGTATTATTTACTGTTGATGAGCAACTTGTAAATATAGATGGTATGCCTATTATAGAGTCAACTGCTACTATTATGGATTCAGAAGGTGGTATGTCTATAGCCGCTAAGTCTATAGTTGGTGTTGATCTAGCTCAAAAAGGTATGCAAGTACCACAGCAGTTTGGTAGCGCTTCCAGTTATGCGAAGAAATATTCCCTTGGTAATTTACTTTTAATAGATGACACGCAAGATAGCGATGCAACTAATGATCACAGTGGTAGAACTTACGCTGCTAAGGTTGCTATTACTAAAGATCAATTGATTAAAGCTAAAGAATACGTTAAATCAGGTGGAAACATAGATGCTATTAAATCTAAGTATACGCTTACAGCTTCACAAGTAAAAGAACTAAGTACATTATAATGAAAAAAAAAGAGGTATTAAAAAAACTAGAGAACGACGAAGACTATTACGGTGAATTTGGTAAAAAGTACCTAAGCAACTCAGATATATCTACGCTACTTACAAACCCTTTGTTACTTGGTGAAAGACAACCTATGATAAGTGCTTTTCTTATTGGTGGTTATTTTCATACAGCAATACTAGAACCTGAAAAACTAGGTAAGTATAAAATTATCGATGTAGGTAGTAGAAACACAAACGCTTTTAAAGCGCTTGAAGATCCTGAAGTTTATTTATTACAAAAAGAAGTTGATCAAATAGATCTTATGACTGGCAAGATGCTTAACAATGATATTTGTAAAGATCTTATAAGAAGTGTTGGCAATGAATATGAGGTACCAGGTATTAAAGAGATACATGGTGAGATGTGGAAAGGTAAAGCTGATATTATAAACCACAATCAAAAGCTAGTTGTAGACCTTAAAACTAGTGGAGACATATCTAAATTTAGATACTCAGCTAAGAAATACAACTACGATAGTCAAGCTTACATATATAGCCAATTATTTGGTTATGAAATGATATTCATAGTGATAGATAAAAACACATTGCAATTAGGTATATTTGATTGCTCAGATGCGTTTTTAAGATCAGGAGAAGATAAAGTTTTAAAAGCAATCGATGCTTATAGGCTTTTTTTTAAATCAGAGGATTTCGATCCAGAACAATATTTTTTAAATCAAACACTTTAACAATTAAATTATGGCAACAAAAATTTCAGTGTCAATCGACGCAGACAAAGCAAGAGAATTATTATCTAACAGATCTTATAAAGATAAGTCAGGTAATGAAGTAGCAATTAAAGAAATTAAATTTGATCTTGTTGAGATGAAACCAGAGTCTCAAAAAGTAGTTTATGATCACGAGAAATTTCAATTAGTAAAAACTCATTTTGCTATCAAACAACAAACGCAAGAAGAAAGACAAAACAAAGCAGAGGCTTTATTTGTAGGTGAAGGAGTTACTCAAGTTTGGAAAAACGAAGCTGGATCAGCTAGACCACAAACTAGTTTTCAAGCGGCGCCACCAACAGCACAAGTAGCAGATGATTTACCTTTTTAATATAAAATAAATGCAAGTTAACAGTACGGAGATCAATGGATTTTTGATCGACCAGTTTAATCAATATGACCTAGAAGTGGGTAAAACACAAGGGACTTGTCCTTTATGTTCTCACGATAGGAAACCTGAGAATAAGAACTCTAAATGTGCATCTTATGATTGGGAACGGGGTCTCGGTACTTGCCATAACTGCAACAATTCATTTCAACTACACACTTACCAAAGAAAAGGTGATGTAGATAAGGTATACATAAAGCCAGAGCCATTTGTTATAAATGTACCTGGAACTAAAGTTGAAGAGTGGTTTAAAGGTAGAGGTATTTCTGCCTCCACTCTATCAGCTTTAAAAGTTACTGAAGGATCTGAATGGATGCCACAAACCGGTAAGGCCGAGAATGTTATAAAGTTTAATTATTTCGTTGGTGAAGATCTTGTTAATATCAAGTATCGAGACGGAAGAAAGAACTTTAAATTATTTAAAGGGGCTGAGAAAGTCTTCTATAACATAAATGCAATAGTGGGTTATGAATATTGCGTCATAACAGAAGGTGAAATGGATGTGCTTGCACTACACGAAGCTGGAATACCAAACGTTGTTTCAGTACCTAATGGTGCTACACTTACATCTAACAATTTAGATTACCTAGATAATTGCATTGATTACTTTGTAGATAAAAATAAAATAATATTAGCTACAGATTCAGATGAAGCTGGTCAAGCTTTACAACAAGAATTAATAAGACGTCTTGGCGCTGAGGTTTGTTACATGGCTAGTTTTGAAGACTGCAAAGATGCAAACGAATATTTATTAAAGTATGGAAAAGAAAAACTATCGCAGCGTATTACCTCAGCAAAACCAGTACCTCTTGAACACGTCACCACTTTTAAGGACATTGAAGGGGAGATTACTGATTTCGTCACAAATGGCTTTAAGCCCGGATTTCAAGTTGGCTTATCTAACTTTGATGAAATCTTTTCAACTTACACTGGTCAATTTATTACTGTCACTGGTATACCTTCTTCCGGTAAAAGTGATTTCGTCGATCAAATGGTTGTCGGATATAACGCTAAGTATGGATGGAAGGCGGCATATGCTAGTCCTGAGAATGCGCCAACTTATCTTCACGCACATAAGCTTATGCGAAAGGTATGGCAAGGCATGCCCACTAAAGAAGACATTGGTTCTAGCAAATGGAACCAAATAGCTAATCATGTAAATGATAACTTCTTTTTTATTGACATGGAACGTTATACACTTGAGTCAGTACTTCGTAAGGGTGCTGAGCTTGTTAAACGTAAAGGCATTAAATGCCTTATTATAGATCCATTTAATAAAGTTCGTGACACAGATTCTAAAACAGAAGATGTAAACAGGTACACTATGGAGTATTTAACTAAGATAGAAGTATTTGCTAAAAAGTATGATGTATTAGTTATTATAGTAGCTCACCCTACAAAGATGTATAAGGACAAAGATGGTAAAATAGAAGAACCAACTATGTATAATATAAAAGGTGGTGGTGAATGGTACGATGCTTCTTATCATGGTCTATTAGTTCATAGGGATTACGTTAATAAAACAGTTAAATGTAAAGTACTTAAAGTTAAGTTTCAAAACCTAGGTCAAAATGGTGAAGAAGCTCATTTTAAGTGGGAACATAAGTCAGGTTGTTTTATTCCAATAAATCCTGTTAAGTTAGAAGAAAATTCATTACCTTGGGAGTTATAAAGAAAGACCCAATGGGTCAATACATTTTCACTGATGAAGAACACGAAGCTTATAGTTGGTGTATTAAAAATAATATACACATATCGCCAAGAGCTAAAGACGAAACCAACTGGTTTATAGAAATCACAATTAACAACAAAACAAACAGATCCCCTGAGACTTACAAAAAAGTAGTTATATGGGAGAAATTATTTGAGTATTATCTTTATTATTATGGAAAATATAAAAACAAATTTTAAGAACGCATCAGAAGCATTTGATTACTTTAATCAAAAAATAAGGACAGATGGTGTTGAGTTTGCTGGTACAAAAGCTTTATTCAATGTAGGCTTTACTATGGAATATCCTAAAAATATTTCAATAGCAAATAAAGAAAGAAACTTTAACGAAGCTTACGCAGCAGCAGAGTGGCAATGGTATTTATCTGGAGATCCTAGTTTAAATAAACTCAAAGAGATATACGGTAAAGTTCCTCCTATATGGGAGAAAATGCAAGATGATAACGGTAATGTTAGATCTAACTATGGTTGGCAGTGGAATAGAAACGGCCAGCTCGATTATGCTATACACGCTTTGCGTTCTAACGCATCAACGCGTCAAGCTGCGATTTCTATTTACGATGCAAAAGAACATAACACTTATCAAAACGATACGCCTTGTACTTATGCTGTTCAATTTACGATATTAGACAATAGATTAAATATGTCTGTCTATATGCGTTCTAATGACCTCTGGTATGGTTTCTGTAATGATCAATATTGTTTTTCAATGTTACAACAATTGGTTGCTAGAGAGCTTAGTTTGCCAGTTGGTACTTATTACCATCACGCACACAACTTACACTTATATAACAACAAATTATGATGTACTATTTATACCATATCCCGGGTAAAAAAATAGGGGTTACACGTGATCTTGATAGAAGAGTTACGGTTGCCCAAGGGTATAAACCAGGTGAGTACGAAGTTCTTGATTCAAGTGAAGATATAAGTTATATATCATCTAAGGAGATAGAACTTCAAAAGTCTTATGGCTATAAGGTTGATAGACAAACATATAGAGATCTAATGAATAAAAAATCAAATAAAATGAAATTAAACGTAACAGAACAAACAACAACTTTTCCAGTACCATTAATTGATTTAAAGAAATTTCTTAAAAAAGAACTTGGTATTGGTTTTAAATGGGAAACTTCTTTTGGTGATTTTGAATTAAAGTCAAAAAAAGAATTAAATTGGTTAGCTCACAACTCAGTAACATCTATGTATGATAAAGACAGGTGTTTTGTATATAACAAGGCTTTTCATGAAGCTTTTGTAGCTGAACCAGGCTTACACGAAGGTCTTGTGAATGGTATTGAAAAAAATATATATGATCTTATTAGATTGTGGGCCGCTGAAAAAGGTATATACACTAAAGGTGACAGCAAAACACAATATATAAAACTACTTGAAGAAACTGGTGAACTTGCTAAAGCTTTGCTTAACAATGATAAACCAGAGATTATAGATGCTATTGGTGATATAGTGGTTGTATTAACTAATCTAGCTAAGCTTGAAAACCTTAAAATAGAAGATTGTGTTGATTCTGCTTACAATGTTATTAAAAGTAGAAAAGGTAAAATGATTAATGGAACTTTTGTAAAACAAACATTGTAATGAAAAAGAAAGAGGTTACATTTAGAGATCCAGTTGTTGAAAGAGTAGTAGACAAGTTTGTATCAAGATCAGATTTAGGTTTTGCTAAATACGGTAGAACATTAGACAATGAAAGAAAAGGTGGTCACAAAGATCTTTTTGGTTATTTAAACGATGTACAAGAAGAGTTAATGGATGCAATACTTTATTTGCAAGCAGCAAAAGAAGAAGTTCAAGACTTAAAAGAAGAAGCTTTAATAGCTAGAATGGATATTATTGCCCAAAACGGCAACACAGGGGAACATTATGATTAAGAAAAAAAGATCAAAAAAAAGAGGTCCAGTTGTTTCTAAAAAAATATCTTATGATGGACATAATTTTGCTTCAGGACTAGAACGCTATATGTATATGGCTTTAAAAAAAGCTAAGATAAGATCTAAGTATGAAGGAGAAACGTTTGTTCTGTTAAATGGTTTTCATTTTGAAAACGAAGTATATGAAAGACAAGCAAATGGTAAAGGTGATTACGTTAATAGAGGTAGCAAAAGAATACTACCAATAAAGTATACACCTGATTTTATTGGAGATGATTTTATAATAGAAACAAAAGGTAGAGCAAATGAGTCTTTTCCAATGAGATGGAAGTTATTTAAAAGATTAGTTTCAGAACAATTTCCTAATATTACTTTATATAAACCACAAAATCAAAACGAATGCGATCGAACAGTACAATTGATCCTGGAAAAGCGAAGAAAGTAGCTAGACAGAAATATGCCCAGCGTCAAATTGATAAGTGGATTAAATGGAGTTGGGAAATAAGAGGTAAGATTAAATATAGAGAACTTGTTGAAATGCAAGATAAATATAACATAAAAATAGAATAAATGAAAAACTGGGAATTAAGTATTGGATTATATCCAGGCATATTGATTGGTATTAGATCATATGAATCAGAGCAAGCAACTGATCACGTATTGTACCTACCTATTTTAGAACTATGCTTTACTGTATATCATGATGTATAAACAAAACGAAGCTATTGATTTCTTTTTAGATGATTTAATATTTGAAATGAAGTCAGTTACAAGTGGATCACATAGAAAACAAGATATAATTTCTTATTGTAATTCATGGATAAATACACTACAAACTATTAAATCTTTAAATAACTAATAAACATGTCATTATTTACTCCTAGAATACCATATAAACCATTTGAATACCCAGTTTACTACACAGAAGGTTGGTTAAAACAAGCTCAAGCTTTTTGGTTACATACTGAAATATCTATGTCAGGTGATGTAAAAGATTGGAATGAAAAGTTAAATGAAAAAGAAAAAAACCTAGTAGGTAATATACTTTTAGGTTTTGCTCAAACAGAATGCGCTGTGTCTGATTACTGGACGCAAAAAGTAGTTGGTTGGTTTCCAAAACATGAGATACAACAAATGGCTATGATGTTTGGATCACAAGAAACAATACACGCTGTAGCTTATTCTTATTTAAATGAAACACTTGGACTTGAAAATTTTGAAGCTTTTTTACAAGATGAGGCCACTATGGAGAGATTCGAAGCCCTCGTTTCTTACGATGGTAGTGAAGTTGGTGGCATTGCTAGGTCTCTTGCAATATTTTCGGCTTTCGCTGAAGGTGTTTCTCTTTATTCTGCTTTTGCTGTGCTTTATAGCTTTCAGCTTAGAAATCTTTTAAAAGGTGTAGGACAACAAATGAAATGGAGCGTACGTGATGAATCACTGCATTCTAAAATGGGTTGTCAATTATTCAGACACATGTGTGAAGAAAATCCTACATTATTAAACGATTGTAAAGAAGAAGTGTTAGATGCAGCAGAATCAATGCTTAAAGCAGAAGAAAACTATATTGATAAAATGTTTGAGCTTGGAGACATCGAAAACCTTAAAGCTTACGACCTCAAACAATTCATTAGAAAAAGACTCAATGAAAAAATTATTGAACTCGGTTACAGGGACAGCGGGGAATACTTTGAATTTGACAAAAAGGCAGCAAGCAATCTTGACTGGTTCTATCATCTTACCGGGGGGATTACTCATACTGATTTTTTTGCTATTCGTCCGACTGATTACTCGAAAGCTGGAGAAGGTGAAGATTTTGAAGATATTTGGTAAATTAAATTAAATTAAATAATATGAAAGGTGAAAAACAAAGTAGACAAGATCTACTAGAAAAAAAGATACAAGCATTAATTAATGTTGTACAACAATTATTAAGTGAAAATACTTATTTAAAAGATCTATCTGTAGGTACTTTAGAGGCTGTTAAGTTAATGCCTGGTTATGAAGAAGCTATAGAGCAGTTGAAAGAAAAAATAAAAGAAGAATCAGAAACTAAATTAGATCTTGGAGATGTGGAATAATGATTGGGTAAAAGGAGTTGATTATCCTACGTGGGGTAATACAGAAGTATATAAGAAAACCATCATTGGTGGTTATTTATTACCAAATGAAACACCAAAGGATGCTTATATGAGAGTAGCATCAACTGTTGCTAAGCGTTTATATAAGCCAGAATTAACTGAAAAGTTTTTTGAGTATATATGGAACGGTTGGTTAAACTTAGCTTCTCCAGTGCTTTCTAATACTGGTACAGATAGAGGTTTACCTATTAGTTGTTTTGGTATTGATGTTGGTGATAGCATACAAGAGATTGGTGGTAAGAACCTTGAAATGATGTTGTTAGCTAAACACGGTGGTGGAGTTGGTATTGGTATTAATATGATACGTCCAGCTGGAGCTAAAATCACAGGTAACGGTACATCAGATGGTGTTGTACCTTTCTGTAAAGTATACGATTCTACTATACTTGCAACAAATCAAGGATCAGTTAGAAGAGGAGCAGCTAGTGTTAACATTAACATAGATCACGGTGACTTTGAAGAGTGGTTAGAAATAAGAGAGCCTAAGGGAGATGTTAATCGTCAGTCTTTAAACTTACATCAATGTGCTGTTGTTGGTGATAAGTTTATGAGGAAACTAGAAGAAGGAGATGCTGAGGCAAGAAGAAAGTGGAGTAAATTACTACAGAAGCGTAAAGCAACTGGAGAACCTTATATTTTATTTAAAGGAAATACAAATAAATCTAATCCTGAAGCATACAAGAAAAATGGCTTAAAAGTGCATATGACAAACATATGTAGTGAGATTACATTGCATACAGATGAAAACCATAGTTTTGTTTGTTGTTTATCTTCTCTTAATTTAAGTAAGTATAACGAGTGGAAAGATACTAATTTAATCTACCACGCAATATGGTTTTTAGATGGAGTACTTGAAGAATTTATACAAAAGGCTAAAGGCCTTAAAGGATTTGAAAACTCAGTTCGTTTTGCGGAAAAAGGAAGAGCGCTTGGTCTTGGAGTCCTTGGGTGGCACACTTACCTCCAACAAAATGGAATACCTTTCGAAGGGATTCAAGCTCAGTTTGAGACTAGGAGAATATTTAGCCAGATTAAAATCGAAAGCGAAAGGGCTTCACGTGAACTTGCCGAGGTATACGGAGAACCTCTTTGGTGTCGTGATACTGGACTTAGGAATACTCACCTTAGGGCTATTGCACCTACTGTATCAAATAGTAAACTATCTGGTAATGTTAGTCCAGGTATTGAGCCTTGGGCTGCTAATGTTTTTACAGAGCAATCTGCAAAAGGTACGTTTATTAGAAAGAATAAAGAACTTATTAAAGTTTTAAAGAAAGTAGGGATTGATACAGAGGAAACCTGGAACAAGATACTTGAAGATGGAGGAAGTATTCAAGATTTAAATATTTTAGATGATTGGGGATATATTAATAAAAAATTAGTATATTTACCAGACGCATCAGAGCAAGACATGCTACTTGGTTATGATACGGTTAAAGATGTATTTAAAACTTTCAAGGAAATAAATCAGTTAGAGTTAGTTAGTCAAGCTGGTATACGTCAACAATATATAGATCAATCAGTAAGTCTTAACTTGGCTTTTCCAAGTACTGCTACACCAAAATGGATTAATCAAGTTCACTTTGAAGCATGGAAGAAAGGAGTAAAGACTTTGTATTACACAAGAACTGAATCAGTTTTAAGAGGAGATATTGCAGCAAAAGCTATGGATCCAGACTGTATTTCTTGTGATGGATAAAATATACCATTTGCCAGGTATTGTTTAGTTATTTTATTTTTATTAGTTATCAATGAAAAAGGGGAAGCCGTAATGGCCTCCCCTTTTTGGTTACAGGAACGATTGGGTATGGTGCCCATTATTTTTTTGTTCCTTTCTTTTTAATAGGTACACAATTAGGTACTCTTTTAGAGCCTTTCATTTTAAAACCTATTGCTTCGTAGCCTGACCAGCAGGCTTTTACTGCTTTTTTTCTTGCCATTATTTTCTACCTTTTCTAGTTTTACCTTTTGCTGCGTCTGGTAAATCACCAATTTGATTGCCAACTTCTTTGATAGCAGCTCCTACATCGTTAAGTTCTTCTTTAATTCTTTTAGCACGATGTTTAGTTTCTTCTTTAATTTTCTTTGCTTTGTCTTCTATAACATCTGGTATGAAGTTTTTATCTTCATCTTTTATTTTCTTTAGGTGCATAAGACCTAAAATAAAGTTAGCTAATAGTGACATTCCTAAAATAATAAGTAATAGTTTCATAGTTTATTTGTTTCTTTTTACTGTTTTGCGTTTAACTGTTTTTCTTTCTGATGTTTTTCTTTTAGTTGATCCTCTTTTAGTTTTATCATCTTCGTCTTCAATACCTAATTCCCAAGATTGCCAACCAGCCAACAACGCAAATTTTTGCCAAATTTCTGTTTCTTTTGACATAGCGTTTTGTATGTTATCTACTTTAGTTAGCGCTCTATCTAGTGGTATGTTAAGAGCTGCAGATGATAATTTTCCACCAATCATATAAGCAGGATTGTCTATGCTTAAACCTGCTTCTTTTATTTTATCTCTATCCCAGCTTGCTGATCTTAATGCTGATTCAACTTTAGATAGTTTAGAAGATATAGGTGGTGATATTTTTATTAATTCAGCAGCAGCTTTTTCATACTTAGGTATGTCCTTGTTGCTTTCTTCTACTATTTTTAATGCAGCATTTTTAACTACAGAAGTCACAGCACCAGCAAATCCCATACCTCGTAGTAAACTGTCCGCCATACTGTTTGCAACTCTACCGTACTTCTTGTTTTCTTCTTCTGCTTTTTCTTCGTCATCATCTCCATCAAACATTAAAGCGAACAAAGCATTTTGCATTGCACTAAACAATAAGTTTTGTGCTACTCCATAGTATACTATCTTTGATATATTTGTCTTTCTATCCCCTCGTCCATTCTTAAGATCTAAGGCAGCTTTTTTAATAATTCTAGCATACTGAGCTGGTGTGTTGGCAAAAGCTAATATAATACGTCCTAATGGCCCAGCTTGTTGTTGTGATATTTTATCTGGTCTACTGGATTGTTGAGATTCTTCAGCAATTTCTCTAAAGTCTCTCATAGCATTTTGTTCTGCAGATTTTTCGTTTAACCCTTGTTTTAAGTAAGTGTTAATCCTGTTTCTATAGAATGCTGCGCCACCAGAAGCTATTGCAAAACTGTCCGCTATTTGGGTAGGTAAGAAACCTAGTTTAAGCATTTCACTTATAAAAGCTTTAGCTTTGTTTTTAGATGTAGCAGCAATGTTGGCAATATCAGCTTCATTGACATTTATTCTAAGACCATTACGTCTGTCTACTAGAAACTCAGAGTTCATAAGCGTCATAAAGTCTGAAGCAAACTGTTTTGGATTAGCTAATGCTTTACTAGCGGCTATTATATTATTATCCGTAAAGTTAATAAAGTTAATAGAAGATATTGTTTGTAGTATAGCAGATCTACTGTTAAAGAACATGATACTACCAATTGAATTAGAAATCCAATCAACAAACCTACCAGTTAAAGAGTCCGATGTAAACAATCTGTTTCTACCGCTCTTCATTCTTTTAAGTATATTCTCTAATGCTACTCTATAAGACTTACCGTATAATGCCTCTAGTTTATTTAAGTTCTCTTCGGTAAACACAGCATCAACATTGTCTTGCCATTGCTCCAAATGCATTGCTCTCTTGCTACCATTAACAGTATCTAGTAGATCTGTAGTTATAGTACCAGCAGTCCAACCTTCTCTTGGACCAACGTAAGCATCTTTTCCAGTTATAGCTATAAGTCTGTCACCAAATTCTTTTAATTCAGGATTTTTGTTTACGTAGTCATTTAACGTACTTAAATCACCTTCGTTTAAACCAGGTATTTTTTCACCCTGTTTCGTCCATATATAAACTCTAACAGCTTGTTCTTGCGTAAAACCTTCTCCTGGTAATTTTTTTCTTAAGTTTTTAGGGACTATCTTAAGTTCTTTTCTAAGATCTTTAAACTTCTGAGCCATTACAACTCTATCTTTAGTAACAGCAGCCATAGCTCTAGCGTATGGATCAAAGAAGTTTTTCTTGTACCAAGCTAATTGCATATCACCTATTTCACCTTTACCTAAAGTTTTGTATATTAAACCTATAAAGTCTTCAGCTCCAGGTGGTATAAAGAAATCAAACCTACCTTTTTTAGATCCCGCCATTTCAGCACCGATCTTACTGTATGTTTTTTTAGAATCAACACCAGTTGTTGTTTGAAGTATATCGTTAAATTCTCTGTTTAAGTTTTTACTAAAAGCAAGATCTTCATTTCCTTCTTTATCAATATTAAATTCTTCAGCTAAACTTATTTTGTTTTCTATAGAAATTATATTATTAGGATCTATACCACCTTTATCTTTAGCTACTTTGTCGTTAAAATATCTTTGCCACCAATTTTTCCACTTAGGATCAAAGAAACTATTACTACCATTAGCTAGTAATTTTAAATCAGTTTCTTTTGTTATAGCCATGAGCTTGTAATTATTTTTTACAAAGTCAAACTCTTTAAAGAAATCAATGTTAGGATCTAAAGCAGCTTTTATTAATCTTCTATAAGCTTCAACAGAAGGCATAGCGTGTTCGTAACTATCTATTCTACCGCTAGATAACTCATATGCTATTAATGGAGCTCCTAATCTATGCGGATTTGCTTTTTCAATTTGAGAATTAGCTAAGAAAGTAACTATAGGTACAGCTAAATCTTTATTTTTTGAATCACTTAATATGTCATTTATAGTATACCACATTTTTTCAAACACTAATGAGTTTTTGTCATTGTATTCTTCTACATAACCTGGTATTTGTATCTTATCTTGTAATTCTTCGAAAGTACTTCCAAATTGTTTTCTAACTGGAGTTCTACTTATAGTAACAAATCTAGTTAACTCTTTTGACTTGCTTAGTTTTTTTAATTCACTTTGAAGATATTTTACAAGCTCTTTTGTGTCTAAATTAGAAAACTGTAATACTGTGGCATTTAGTATTTTAAAATCATCCGTGTTTAGTAATGGTATTAATTTTCTTAAATCAGATATATATTTATTAATGTCTGCTTTTGATTCAAGTTTGTATCCATCTATATCGTACTCATTTAATAGTTTAATGTCTTCTGATGACATACTAAACATCAAATCTCCTTTACCAGCTCCAATATCTTGAATAATATTAGATGATTCACCTTGTTCAATTAGTTCTTGTCTTAATAAGGAATTAGAAACAAGTTTCTCATACATGGCTAGTACACCTTTTACAGCTTGTCCTTCCGGTGTTCTAGGTCCAATACCTGGTTTTGGTTCACCATCTACTATTCCTACTGCATTTAATACGTCTTCACCGGTTATGTTTTTGTTTTTAACAAATGGCGATAATCCAGCTCCTTTTTTTATTCTTGAGTCTTTAGTGTATAGTTTTGGATTTTTAAGTATTGAGTTTGCAATACCAGTTGCGGTACCAAGTAGTTTTTCACTAGCTGAATCTAAAACAGCGCCTTGTGGCATTATTTTAGCAATCATATTGGCGTTTTGTTTAATCCAATTTATAGACACACCCATCTCTTGACTAGACATGTTAGCAGTAGTGTCCATTATTTTCTTAGCTGGTATACCTATTTCTTTAGCTAATGTATCTGCAACTAATCCTTTTACATTTTTAAAAGTTGATTCTCCAGGTTTAACTTGATCTAATTTACTAGCAACTTCTTCTTTAGCTGCTTTAACAAAATCATCTGAACCGATTATTTCCTCTGCCTTTATAAGATCACTTTGACGTCTTTCTTCAGCCATAGACTCTTCTAGTAAAGCTTCGGATGTATCTTCAGCTTCTAATTCAGCTATAGATCCTACTTCACCAGCTGCTGTATCAATTGATTTAGTTTGTTGCGCTTTATATTTTTTAAGCACGTCACCTTTTCTAAATTTTAATTGACTGTTTATAAATCCAATTAAACTATTATTTTCAGTTGGATCAAAACGCATTAAAACCTCTGTCAAACCATCTTTAACTTCTTCAATAAAGTTTTCAACTGGTTTGCCATAAACTTGATCACCTTCTATGCCTCTTCTAATTAATGGATCAATCATTTTTCCACTAATTATTTTATCATATACGTTTACAAACTCAGGTGATGATTGAAATTCTGTTTTACTTTTATACTGATAATTTCCTGATTCATCTTTTTTTCCTACAAGATTATCAACTTTCTCATTAAGATTATCTGTAATAGATGTAGCTAATCCTTCTGAAGCTTCAGTATCTTTTAACTCAACAGATTTTATTATATCCTTACTTAGTTCTCCAGTTGCAACGCTTTTTTGATATTCACGCATGAAATTGTAAACATCTTTACCAGTGTTAAATTTTATATTTTTAAATCCTACGGATCTAAGTATTGGAGTTATAAAATCACCTATTTTTGTAAATAAGTTTTCTTCAAATTTAATTTCTTTTTTAGTTATTGCATCTGAAAAAACAGTTAAATACTCATCTGGATTTTTATCTAAATAATCTTGTGTATAGTTTTCTTTAATTCTTTTATCTACAACTGCTTTTTGTTCTTCGCTTAATATGTTTTTAAAATCCTCTACTATTTTTGAAGCATCTTTACCTTTTAAACCTTTAGATAAAATACCATGTAATAGTTCGTGACTACCAACAGATACAGCTTCAACCTCTAAAGCTCTATCTTTATTGATTGTTATAGAATTATTTTTTTTATCCCATACTCCTTCTGATCCTTTAGCTTTATCACCGAATTTTTTATCATATTCTTCTTGAGATAAAACTTCAACATCTAAACCAAGTTTTTTACCTTGTTTTTCAGCAAAAGAAATACTTTGTTTTAATCTAATTCCACTTAATGATTTGTTTATTTCATCAACTCTATCAGACTCAATAGTAGTTAAACTAGAATCACCAACTTCTTTTATTTTGTTTTCTAGTGTTTCTTTTTCTTTTAATAGACTAACGGCATTAACTTCTTCTTCTTTAGGAAAATTTAATGAACTTATTTTGTTTACAGCTTGTTGAGTTTTTCTAAAATTAAGTTTTATTTCATTACCCTCTTCTTCTGTTATATCAGCTGATTCAACCTTAGAGTCTACTTGTTCATCTAATATTTTAGTAGAGTTTTTAATTTTAGCAATATTGATTTCAGCTTCACCAACATCAGCTGTTTTAAAAGCATCTGTTACATCTTTGTAATCAGTATCTTTTATTATTTTGTTTATAGTAGCTTTATCTATAGTTTTACTAAGCTTACTAGCCTGAGAAGCTAATGTTAGTGGAGCTCCTCCAAATCCAGCAACACCTTCAAATACTATTTCACCAGGATCCATTTCTTGACCTGCTACATATCTTCCACCTACTTCTCCAAGAGAACCACCACCAGCCTCTATGACTCCAGTGGCTGTACCTATAGCCATCTTTTTAAATCCAGCTTTAGCTAACTTGCTACCAACACCTTTAGCAACACCCATTGTTAAACCTTCTATAGCTCCAATAGTTAAACCTCTTTTAAGTGCTTTGTTTTTTAGATCAGCTAATCTTTCTGGATCATTTAAAAATTCTTTTATTGCATCGTCATTAAGATCGTCTCCAACTTGTTCTTGAAGTAATTCACCAAAAGTTAATCCAGTTTCCATAGCTGCCATACTACCAGTCATAGCACCTGTTAATGCACCACCTGCGGCTGTTAAAGTAGCTAATGGACCTCCAATTGCTCCAGCAGCTGCACCAGCTCCAGCTCCAGCGGCTGCACCTGCAACACCAGAAGCTAATACTTCACCTGAGTTTACTATAGCACTCAACTGTGATGACAAAGAACTAACTAATAAGGTGCTTAATACAGATGGATTTTCTAATATACCTTTTATAGCACCCCAAGTACTTTTACCATTTTTATCATAAGTTTTTTGCCAAGACCGCATTTCATCTGATCCTATGTTTTTAGCACCAACTTCTTTTTGTCTTTTAAGAAACTTTAAAATATCTTTAGATTCTACATCAGCTCCTTTATTTATAACTTCAAAAGCATCATCAGCAAGTTCACCTTGTCTCCAACCTTCTTTAGCTGCTCTAGCTAAATCAGAAAAATAATCTACTATACCCCAATCCCATTGGCCATCATCTTCTTTCAATTCCGATAAACCATCCTCCAATGGTAAATCCATATCGGATGCTTTGTCTTTTCCCGCAACCGCATCCAGAGTTGGGGATGTTTCCTTTCCCGCTTGATCAATTGGAATAGCGTTAGGAAAATCTTTTAAGAACTGATCTTTTTTATTTACACTAACCTTAAATTGCTCTTCAGTGTCTGGATTAACAAACATTTCAGTAACAACTTCTTCTGGTTGCTCTTGTTCTTGTTCTAAAACAGCGTTAGGAAAGTCTTGTAAGAACTGATCTAATTTTTCAGAACTAACACTAAATTTTTCACCAGTTTCTGGGTTGATATAGATTTGATTCATATTTATTCGTATGAAGTGTTTATTTTAGGTTGTCTATCTGCTTGTCTTTCTCTAAGTATCATAGAGGTCATATCTCTTATTTCCTCAGCGCTAGCGTCTTTACCGTATCTTTCTTGTGCTAACAAAGCTACTAGATCTTCTACGTCTTCCCTTCTATTCATTTCAAACTTTCTAGGTATTTCTGTTATGCCATCACCAGAAGGTTTGTCTAAAACAAGATTTAAAGTGTCACCACTCCATTGAGCAGAAGATATTGACATACCATCTAATTCTTTATTTATAAAAAATCTAGAATTTTTACCTGAGTTTGCTCTAAGTATGTCGTCTGTTAAAGTTTTAGCTTTATTGTAAACTTTTGCTTGAGCAGCGCCTTCTTTTGTAACGCCTTTGGTTACAACTGGAGCATCAGATGTTTTACCAACTTTATATTTTGGTATAGACTGTAAACCTTTTTCTACGTATGCTTTTATAAATTTTTCTTCAGATTCTTTTTCATATATACCACTACCACTTGCGCCTGGTTTTAATTCATCATCACTACTTGACAATACATTTTGCCATACAACTTGTGCTTGATTTCCAGATCTAAGTAAACCCTCTGCTTGTGCAGTTAAGAACGTTGTAGCTTGCGCTGTCATTTCACCAACTTTAGCTGGGAATATCTCTGTTCTTAGTTTACCGTCTTTAGAGTATTGGTATTTTATATCTTCAGTGTTAACGTATTGTTGTGATAACTGACCGTCTTTACCTAAAAATCCTAATCCTTTTGGATTGCTTTCTGATTTTTCAGAAAATAAACTATAAATATTTTTAGATATTTCAGGTATGGTGCCTGGATCATAACTAGCAAATACCGCAGCATCCATATCTATTTCTTCTAATCCAGCTTTAGTTATCTCAGGACCAGTGTATTTAACTCTCCAATTACCTTTCTCAGAATCAAAATAAAACTCTTCTTTGCCAGGATTGATACCACTTCTAATCGACATGCCTAAATTATATTCTTTGTTTCTGCCACCCATTAATGGTACTCCACCTTCTTTTCCTACTTTATCTATATTCTCTACAAATTCAGTATTAAATATACCATCGTTTTCTTGAAAACCTTTCTGAATATTAATAAAAGATCTTATACCTTTTTCATACATTCCAGACTTAGATAACAATTCGTTTTGTTCTTCAATAGTAGACGCTCTTTTTGCAGCGATACCAAATCTAGTTTTTTCGTCTATTAACCCTTTAACAGCATTAAAAGCTTCAGTATTATTAACGCCTACGCTTTGTAGTTGATCGTATACTTTATCTAAGTTTTCATTGGTATATTTAAAAGTCCAATCAAGCCACTCTCTTTCTTGTTCTTTAGCTTTTGATCTTCTTTCTCTATCTTGGTCTATAATACCAGCTACTGTCTTACCAACATTTGATATTGCATTTGCAAATATCTTAGATGATTCAGTATCTATTACTGTAATTGGATTTTCGTATGCTCCCATTGTGTTTTTTTATTATTGACCAAAGTTAGGATTACTAGCAGCAGCTGCCCCTATATTACCAACTGCGCTTATGCCAGAACCTATATAAGAAGCTTGGTTTTGATTAGCAGCTACTTGAGCTTGTTGTTGACCTGTTATTTGAGCTTGTTTTCTATTTAGTTGTTCTGTTTCTCTTCTTTCTTTTTCACCATAAACAAATTGTCTTCCAGAAACATCAGCTTGTTGCAACCTACCTTGTTCTCCAATAAGAGCTCCTTGAACTCTTTGCGCCTCAGACATTTTAATATTTTGTAAGTTTGCTTCACCCTGAGCTCTTAACTGTTCATTATTTGCTTCTTGTTGTTCTATGCTGGCTGCAACTCCTTTTTTACTTTGTAAAGCAGCTTGCGCTAAAGCAGTAGCGCCACCAGCTCCAGAACCAGTAGCTCTAATAGTGTCTAGTGCATTAGCTAAAGATACGTCAGCTTCTTCAATTTGTATTTCGGCAGCTTGAGTAGCTACACCTAAATTAGCGTATGGATTTGAAGCTATACCGCTAACATCGGTTATCATAGATGACAAATCACTAACTCCTTCAAAAGGATTTATTATTGTTTGTCTTTTCTTCTCTAAAGACTCTAACTCCCCTGTTAAAGATTTTGCTTTTAATCTAGCTCTTCTAGCTTGTTTACCAGAAGAAACAGCACCTATTGTTGAACCAATAACCGCTGCACCAGCTACTGCTACCGCTACAAATGACATATTGTTTTATTTAAGTTTTTTAAATTCTTCATATTCTAAATAATCTTTAGCTATTATATTGTTTTCTAATTCTTCTAAATCCTGAGTGTTAGTAGGATTAGCGTGAATGTTAACCCATATAATATCAGTTAAAGCGTGAGCAACTCTTTTTATTCCAGCTGGAGATTTTATATAACAAGGAGCAGTGTACTCTTCAACTCCGCTATCTGTGGCTACGGCTACTGTTCCATGAAGCAAAAAAACTATATGATCTTCTTTATGTATTTTACCTATAGCTGTTGTTCCTGCTTCTAATCTTAACTCTCTTAAATATAATCCTTCTGTAAAAACATGTTTTAGCGGATACTTATGATTGTCACCTAAGTAAACTCCATCTGCCATGCCAACCATTGATACTAGTGATTTTTCTAAATCTATTATTTCTTGTCTTTTTTCTTTTACAGATTTCGTTAATTCTTTTGACATAAAATTTAATTTAATACGAAGATACTACAAAATTTGATCCAACACTCCAAAGTTCTTTTGGACCACCTACGTCAGTTATAGCGTCAGTTGAAAAAGTAACAGTAGCAAAATACCCTTTAATACCAGACATTTCATTACCCCATACAACCTCACCATCTCTAGCTGGACTATTATTTATTAAGTTTGCAAAGTACTTGTTTTCTTTTCTATCAAAGCCTAATCTATAAATAACTCCACCATCATTATATGTTTGACTGTAACTTGGTATTTGAGCTGTTGTATCATCATAACTAACCCAACCACTATTAACGTAATCAAATCTTTGATTGTCAGACACGAAACTAGTTACTTGCCATCCATTATCACCTTCGTAGTTTACAGTTTGGAAATTTTTTGAAACATTTGAATTATCATTAAATACAAAAGTTATATTTGAAGGAGCGTATAATCCGTAAAAAGTACCTCTATTATCTCCACCTGGATTACTATAGTGTTCGTATATAGATCCATTTTTAAAACTATAAAATTTGTTTTTAAGACTTGTTACAAAAGTAGGTTTATAGGTGTAAAAACTACTCCAACCTTTAACTAATTCATCAAAAGTTAAAGTAGCGTAAGATGAAGCATCGTCTGAATTACCTTGCCAAGCTGGTGTTTTCTGTAAAGATAAAGTATAGTTTTTATTATGAATATCATAACCACCTATTATTTTACCTGACTCTCCTATACTGCTTAGATTGTCTCTAAAATAATCAAGCATACCATAAGATGATATTTCTGTTAAACCATCCATAGAGAGTCTTAAAACAGCGTTTCTATCTTTATCTGTAAAGTACTTTTGATAACCATAGACAGCAAAGCTTTCTGGGTTTCTACTAATACCATAGTTACCAGCGTAAGGAACAATTTGCCCTATAACTAATTGAGTTGAAGTTACAGCTGCGTTTCCTTCAGCAGAGTATATAGCGTCTTTATCTATTAAAGCTCTACTTACTTTGTTTTCTTGGAATACTATTAAGTTTGTATCTTCAGCATATAACTTTTGAATTGATCCATTTGCTGGATCAGTTGATTTAGTTATAGATTCACCTACAGAAAACTGATTAGTATTATTAACACCTGTTCTAGAGTTAAATATACCAGAATATATTAAAGCGTTTGATCTACGTTGTTGCCTAGGTTCTTCTTCTACTATGTAAGCTTTAACACCTAAGTCCACTTGTGTGTTGTTGTAACCTCCTCTAATTCTTGATTCTTCTATAAACCAATTATTGTCTCCAGTAACAGCAGTTCCTGGAAAACCAGTTGTAGAAGGATAACCATTTGGCCATACAGGATTGCTTCCACTATCAAGCACCTGTTTTAGCCAAAACGAATTAAAGTAAGATATTTCTATTGCTGCTGCCATAATTTATAATCACTTATTTTTGTAAACATTTAGTACTAACCATAGTACACTTCTACTCTATATTCAGACTGTGCTTGAACATTTGTAAAAGTATATTCCACAGATGCATCGAATGGAGGTTGTTTTGTTTGTGTATTAACCACTACATTATCAACTATAAATGAATATTGAGCTATATCTGATAGTGGATTAGAAATATTACTTACTCTAGCTGTCATCGTGTTATTACTTGGCACTGATCTAGTGTTAATTGTTTCGCATCCAGAATTACAAGGACCAGGCAACGATTGTTGTCTAGTGCCATCAATGGTAATCCATTCAACATTCCAATCGTCTGCATAAGGTGTTTCTAAATAAAATTCTAAAGAAATTTCTTGTGGTACTCCGAAAGAAACATAAAGATCACAATTAGATGAAGTTAATCCTCCAGCATCTTGTAGCCCTATGACTAATTGATAATTACCTGTTTTTTGTGCATTGCCGTTTGGCTGATTAATAACCCCAGATATTTCATCTATTGTAAATAGATCTTGATTTTCTATTAACGTTCCATTATAACTAACACTTTGTATACTCCAAGTTAATCCTTGTGTTTGATCAACTCCAGAAGCTGATCCATTATTTCCTTGCATCGTGTAAACTTCCCAAGGAGAAGTTAATCCTTCTAATAGTATTTGTGACGCAGGGCAATTAGTTATACTAGGAGCTATATTAGCAACAGACCCAGTAAATTGTAATTGCTCAGTTGTACCTCCAACAGTGTCTTGACAGTTTATTGTAAAGGTAAAAGATCTATTAGCCACGTCGAAAGAAGAGTTATCTCCATAATAAAACAAAGCATTTGTAGCTATATCAAATTGATATGCTGAATTAAGTGTTTTAGATAATGTAAACTCACTTGTTCTATTCACTCCATTTCCATCTATAACCGATGCAATACTAAAATTAACAAGTGTTGTTATAGGTACATTAGCGCTATCTTCAGTATAAGCACCAGTTACCACTTTAGTTCCAGTGACCATACCTTCGTTTTGAGAATACCCACCATTTAAGTTTATAACATAAGGCCCAGCAAACCCTTCGTTTATAGCTGTATTTAATTCAGATATTAATCCAGTAGAACTTGTTTCCCAGTATATATCTAACAATGAAACCACTGGTGAAGTTTCATAAACACCAAGCGTTATACTGTAACTTGCGCTACCTAAAGTACCAATACTTTGTTGTGTACTTATTCTACCTATTAAAGGATTTGTTTCACTTTGATAGAATTCAGGATATATCAAATTAACACCTTGTGTTTCATTGTAATTTGTATCTGCTATTGTAGATATAGAGACAACTGTATCTGAAAGTATACCAGGCGTATATTGTTTATTTAATGTAGAATTCAAAGGATCTGGTGTTACTCTACCAAATATTTGAACACTACTTCTATATTGTCTTTGATCTGGTCCTACTTCAGTTAAGTCCCTAGGTATTTTATTTATATTGTCATTTATCAAAACAACATTAGCCGTCTGCCCTGTTTCTGTACCAAAGTTAGTTGTTCCACTAGGATAACCGTTTAGTATACCTGGTAAAAATACATTGTAATAATCTTGTTCTTGTTGTCTTACAACTATCTTATACGAGTACCATCCCAATGGATTTGTTTCGTTATATAAACCAGGATAACCTTCTATATTAGAAGTAGATGGTATTGGCGAACTAAATAACACTCTAAGCGCGTAACCAGGCCAATTTAATATATCGCTTAAAGCTCCTTCGTAGTAAGGCAAATATATAGTAGACCCACCGTACTGCACACCTTCTTCATCGTTTGCAGTATCTTTTGAAGATAATATAACTGATGATTGTCTACCAAATTTATCAGATAATACAATACCAACTTGGTAGTTTCTATTTTGTTTAGCAGTGTGATTTGGATATTCAGCTTGACTACTTGTAGCTTTAGTTGAGTAACCAACTCCGTAGTCTATTGATTTAGGAGGAGACATTCTATCATAGAAGTTACCATACATAACCCTATTACCAGATACCTCTTGAGCCAATGCTTTAACTGGTACCATATCATACACTCTAGTTGTTTGATCAGCTGGTAAAGTTTTATAAGGCTTTGTAGATATATAAGTAAAATCGTAAACAGTTTTATCTACATTTGATTGCATTTTTGTTAAGACACTATTTATAGGAACAGACTCTACTACTTTTATAGCTAAACCATCTGATTCTTTATATAGTATTTCTAAGTCAGTTATATGTAAATCACTACCTGGTGATGTTGTTTCAAAAGGTATATTTAGACCTATTTGTGTTACATTGTTTTCAACAAATTGTACTATAGTACTTCTATAGGCTTCATCTTGATCTCCGTTCAAAAAATAACCTTGTTGTTTAGGTATAAAACATGGTTGCGTAAACGGAGCAATTATAGAATACTCTCCATCATCAAATTTATATCTGTAACTAAATCTTACAAATTTATCTTGTAAAAAGTTTGGATCACCAGCCCATGTAGCGCTATAGTCTGGATTAGGAGTTGTGCCATCAGGCATAAACTCTTGCGCTGGATTAGTCATTGTAGACTGAAGCGGTAAACCTTGAGCTATGTTGGTTAGTTTTATAGATTTTAAAGGCGCTGGTTTTGCTACAGAAACAGTATCTTCTGTTAAGTAATAAGTTGGAATTGCTATTCTACCTGGGTTAGCAAGTTCTACATTTATTTTTCTAGGTTGATTTCTATTGTCAGTCCAAAATAACAACGTCTCCAGTAAGTTTACGCCAATTATAGGATTGTTTTTAGAAAAGTTTAAAAACCTTCCTTGAACTAATTTAGTGTATATGTTAGAAACAGTATTATATCTAGCTATAATACAATTAGATCCAATAGGTGCAAACGTTGGTTTACCACCTGTATAAGGATCCGTGTAATCACTTAGAAATAAATATATATAATTTGTAGCATTGTCAGCTAAAAAACCAACAACATCTATATTAGGTGTATTTAATATAGTTGAAGATATAACAGAGTTACCCAATATGTTTTCTAAAGCACCTACGTCTGAACCTTCAGATCTACTTATTGAAACATTTTGAGCATTTCTATATTCTCCAGGAGGAACTAACCTGTCATCCAGGTCCTTGTTCATCTTGGCTTTTATAAAAGTATTTTTAATTTCAGCCATTTAATTAGTGTTTAATCCACTTAGATTTACCTCGCATTACTTGAACTATCTCACTAAGCTTTATATTTGATAATCTTATTTTAGCATTTCTAAGTGCTGCAGATCTTTCTCTTTTAAATCTTTGTACTACATATTCTGGTTGATTTGCTTTTGTAGCAAGTATGCTATACACTAAATGTAAGTACATAGCTTCTTCAGCCATTTTAGGAACTTTCGTGTCCATATCATAAGCTAAACCGTCAGAAATATATTCTAATATAATAAGCTTGTTAACTAAGTCGCTTGAAAAAGATATTTTACCTTCTCTTTCGTTTACAGTAAAAGTACCGTTAATATTAGCATTTTGTGGATCTAAGCCGTAAGCTCTGCCATAAAAGTTACCATTGTCCCAATATTGATTGTTAGGATCTAATCCGTTGTTATAATCCGCTAATGAAGCTATATTGTTTATTAATCTGGTATTTGCTACTTCCCATCTTTCTTCTGTTTGAGAAGAACCTTGTAAGTTTTCTTCGTAGTTATCTTGAATGGGAACTCCTTCGTTGTCTTGAAGTGGTGTCGTATAAGGATTACTTGTAAGTTGAGTTGGTAATATTTGATGTTTAACACCTAATTGATCCACCCAAGATATCTTAACATAGTTTACATAGTCTTGAGGTAATATAACACTCAAGCTTGGAGGTATAGATAATTCTTGTGATTTAATACTTTTTAAAGTATCATAACTAAACTCTTGTAAACCTCTTTTAGCGTGAAATATAACATCTGTTCTTTTAACATCAGATATTAATTTACCAGCGCCAACATAAGCTACTAAGAAATTATTTATAACATCATTCAACGTCACGTAAGCATATCCACCATAGTTATTTTCAACAGCATCACCAAAAGCATTTTCATTGCCATAGTTTCCACCACTGTTACTTTTAAGTTGTACTACTAAATAACTATTAGCAGGTAAGGCAGTTCCTAAAGTTATAACATTGTCAACAACAGTATAAGCAGATATGTATTCTGTAAATGTACCAGGTAGTCCAGACGCACTAGTATATAACACAAAGTTATTTAAACCGTAGTCTGATGTATTAGGGCTATAAGCACCAAAAACTAAATCAGTATTAAACGTAGTGGTAAACGATGCTTGGCTACTTGTTGTTGTAAAACTTTGAGAACCAGCGTAGTATTGGCCATTAGTTTCGGTTATTAAACCGTTATTTGGTTTTGCCATAATATATTAGCTTTTTTTATTTACTTCTTCTGCTTGTGCTTGTTGCGCTGCTACTTGTATTATTTGAGGATCTTTAATAACAATGCCCATGTATAATAATACATTAGTTATTACATTAGTTTGTTCTGTAGCATCTAATTCAAATTGAACAGATGTGGCAGGATTATATATGTATGGACCTGATGTCCAGGTTCCCCCTCCTAATTGTTGGTAGTTCCAAACAACATTAGCTGGTTTTCTTACATAAGAAACCGTTATATCAGAAGCTGTAGTTATAGTTTTTGGATAAACATATATACGTGGCGGATTTGTAGTAGTTCCGTCTTCATAAACGTATATAGGATAAGTTGTAGTTGGCTTTGTTAATGGAGAAAGATTTATATTAAGAAGTTCATTTCTTTGAACTCTTTGCAATTCTTTTTCATCTTTATATATAACCGTGCCAATTCTGTGTGTATTGCTTGGCGGCAAAAAATAACCACCAGCATTATACGTACAATCACCCATGGTTTTAAATATGGATATATTATTGTCAATGTTTTTTTGTCTGTCAGCATATTCACTGTCAGCTTGTGGCACGCGTAGTTGTTGATTGAGATCTTCAAAGTACTTTTCAAATATTTCTAATTGAACTTGCGTACCTATCTTATTAAACTCATCAGGCGTTACATAACCCCTTTGTTCTTTATTGAGTATTAACAGAACTGTTTTGTAAACTGTATCTACGTTTATTGCCATTTTATTTTTTATTATAATATAGGGGTGAAATTAATCACCCCATATATTAATATTACGTACTATTTAAATTTTTTCTCTATAGACTTGAAGATTTCTACACCTTCATCAGTCTTAAAGAATGCTGCCATAGCTGAGTATGGGTTTTCATCAAAAGGAACAGTCATTAGTTTAGCGTTGTTTGTACCCCACATAAACGTTCTTTGATCCTGTGATAGTTTTATAATACCAGCTTCGGAAGCTTTAATTGCAAAATTCCTTAATTGTACATTTTCATCATTAGCTAATTCAATAAACAATCCTGGATTTCTTCTTGCAAATAACAATAAATCTCTTCTAATTTCTTTAGAACTCATTCCAGAAACAGCGGATCCAATTTCAACTCTTAAAATAGCTTCAGCTTGATCAATATCTATTTCTCTTGCTGCTACTAAAGCATCTATTTGAATATCTAAGTCTTCTAATTCGTTATTAGCTGTTAAAATAGCATCAAATTCAGCATACTTAATATTTAAACCTGGATGGTAAAGAGATAATAATTTTTGTAAGTTTTGTTTTTCTTTTGGCACAAATAAAGTACCATTTTTAAACATGATGTGCCCTAATGTTGCTTCGCCTTTTTGTTCATCTACAAAAGGAGAGTTTTGATTAGTTGCAAATCTAATTTCTTTTTGATCACCAGTTTCTTTGTTAAACCATAATAATGGATATCTTGACGTGTGTCTTGAAGATAAGGTGTATGTTAACGGATTATGTGCTCCAGTTAAATAATACGTTCTATCTTTTATTTCCCATTCTGGTTTAGCAAGTGCTTTTGGTGTTTCTTTTTTGGGTTGTTCAACAACCATAGTTTCTTCAAATACTTCTTCTGTAGAAGCGGTAGCTTTTTTAGCCATAATATAATAAGATTAAATAGTTTATAAAAGTAAAAATTACCCCCGTCAGTACAACGAGGGTAATAATTACAAGTTGTTGTTATGCAGATGCAGTAAACAATACGAAGTTGTTAGCTGCTTGAACTACAAGACATCTTTCAGATAGGAAGTGTACTTCCATAGCATCAAGATCAGAAGTGTAAGCTCCACCTACAGAACCAGTGATCCAAGATTTCATTCTTCTGTCGTCAGCTTGAGAAGCTCTATAACGCACGTGTAAGAATGGTCTTCTGATATTTGTTCCTAAGATTTGATCGTATACTGTAGAAGTTCCAGCAGGTACTAATACACCATCGATACCAGATCCTACTTGTCCAGCTCCGTTAGAAGCACCACGAGTAGAAGCATCGTTTAAGTATTTCCAGTCAGTCTTATAGAAATCGTAAGAACCTCTTCTGAATCCAGTGAAACCTAAGTTTAACGCCATTTCAGCAGAGTTTTCAAATAATCCATAAGCAGTACCTCCGTTAGCTCCAGCAGATAAACCAGCAAGCATATCGTCAAAATCTAAAGAAGTTTGTCTGTTTAAGAATAACATGTTTTCTTCAATTGCTCCTTGAGTGTCTAAGTTTTTCAAGATGCTATCAAAGTCAGCTAATCCAGCAGCAGCGGTAAAGTTGTTTAACACGTTACCTCTTGATTGTACAGCTGCAAATAGACCTTCAGTACCTTTAATTCCCTCAACAGTACCTAATGTAGAACCTCCAGAAACTAATTCTCCTTCAACTACAGACATTTCTAAGTAATCTTCAAAACGTAAACGAGTTTCAGATTCAGCTTTTAAATACCATAAGTATCCAGAAGCACCGTCTTCAGTAGCAACTTCAACCCATCCAATTTGAGCAGTATCAGATCCAGAGATAGCATACTTCTCTTTGATAATGATTGGAGAGTTAGAGTACTGAGTGAAAGAAGGTGTTACAGACTTAATATCAGCATCTGTAGTTCCTTTTTTGTATTCAGAACCGTAAACAAAGATTTTAAGTGCTCCAGCTGTTGCAGACAAAGCAGTCATGTCAGCAGCAGTGTAAGGCTTAACTGTAATAGTAGCTAATGTAGGAGAAGTGTTAACACTATCTGTTACAAAAACTTTTAAGTCTTGTCCTGTTGCAGGATCAATAACTACTAAAGTTTGGTGTTTAGAAATAACGTTTTGTACAAAAGTTGGTCCAGCTGTAGCATTCAAAGCGAATGTTAAAGTAGTTTCTGTTGCTTTTGTAACGGTATCGTAAGCGATATGTAATCTGTTTTGCTCAGACCATACGATTTGATCAGAAGACATTGGCATTTCAGCTCCAACCATTCTTAAGAAACCAGATAAAGTTCTATTTCCATAGCGCTCTACTTCTGCCTCATAAATCTCAGGTAAGTACTGTTGTGCGAAATCATTTCCAGATCCGTCTGTAAAGTTTAAATAATTGCTCTCAAGAAGTTGTTGTTTCTGAGATGGTTTAATTGACCCATAAACGGGTGCGACTACTGCCATAATAAATTTTTTTAATTGTTAAATTTTTTTGTTTTAATTCTAAGTTTCGAAGAATCATAACCACTAATAGCTTTGACTTTTAATCCATTAACATAAACATCACCAGCAGCTGCTTGTCTTTTTTCAGTGCTAGGGTTTTTTGAATTAGTAACAACTTCTTTTACTGCGTCAGCTTTACCTTGCTCGTAAAAGTGAGATGCTATTTTGTCGATGTTATCAGCAGCATACATAGCCTTATGATAACCTTTCGCGTCTACAACTTCACCTTTATCATTTAAGAACTTCTTAATTAGGTTGTTGATGTTTGATTGGTTCTCAGCTACTTTTTCAACATTTTGAATGCCATACCTAAATTTCTTTTCTCCTACATTGATGTCAAAACCTTTGAAATCATCAGAAAAAAGCCTTTTAGTTTCAGCTTTAAATTTCTCGTGTTGCTCAGCAGCTATGCTTTGCTCTTCATTGTATCGGTTAAAAAAGTCAAGTGCTTTCTTTTGCTCTTGGGTAACACCAGGTCTCAACTTGATTTCCTCGTAATATTTACCCTTAAGATCTTCAAGATAGTTCTTAGCTTTTGCAACTTCTTCTTTATAAGCGAGTTTTCTTTTTCTTACATCTCGCTCTTCATCAAGTTCC